TAAAGTACAATTATCCCTATTATAGACAGAATACCTATTAATATGCCTATTAAACATAATACTAACGCTATATATAATAAAGTCATGCCAACACTCCTTTTTATTAGAAAGTATTAACATGACTTCATTTTTATAAACATTTTTATTACGCAATTGATTCAAATTGTGAACTAATTTCTGCTATATCTTAAATTGTTAACTGTTTTTTCTAAATCAGCAATAACATCATCATGTCCTACTGGTGTTAAATGTAATTTATCTGTTTGCCAATATTTAGCTTGGTCTAATGTGTTAGTGTGTTGGTGCCAATTAAAGCAACAATCCACTATTGGTAATGAATATACTTCGGCCATTTCTCTTACAATATTTTCTTTCAAATACATTTGTTGAACACCCTTATTCGGGTTAGATGGTTGAAGTATTACTACTATATCCGCGTTTTTAAACGTACTTAATAATGTTGTGAATATATAATTTAATGCTCCATATAATGTCTCTTTACTTGTTTCATCTATGCCACTACCAATTCTATTTATACCTTTATCTGCATCTATGGTAGTCCAGTCATTCGCACCACCCATAAATGTTATAAGTTTTACATCATCACAAGTGTAGGCAGTTCCATTTAATGTATAGCCTCCTTCGGCTTTGTATTGAGATATTGCTTCATCAAGTCTTACCCAAAAGGCATGATAACCTACTGTAGTGCCGTCAGCACTTCCTGCAATAGTAGAACTCGCTAAACCTCTTGAGTCTTGTATTAACCCATGCTTAGTAGCAAACGCATCGAAATGATTTTTCATATATGCAGTATAACTATCACCCAAAGTAAACATTATTCCACCATTATACTTTTTTATTTTATCCGTAATTTGGTTAGGAGTAACAATAGGGTATAATCTTTTACCTTGATATGTAAGAGTTGCTTGTCTTGCACTTCCTTCATTATCCTCAAACGTAGAGTAACCAGTTATATCAAAAGTGTTAGATGTTGTACCACCTCCGCCACTTATTTCAATAGGATTTCCGTTCCCATCATAAAATGTTGCCATTATTTATTCACCTCCAATGTTTTTAGATAATCTATCATATCAACTAACTGTACTTCGCTCAATGCTTTATTATATACTGCCATTTGTGTTAAATAACCATTATTATTTCCACCTAATACTCCAATTCCATTTAATTGGTCATACCATCCCTGGAAGTCATTTATTGTGCTGCCATCATTAGTTTGCACTAAGGTAGTTCCAAAGTATAATTTAGATATATTACCATCTACGATTAAAGTAACTGTATCATATCCTGAGTCTAATCTAGAACCTAAACTAGTAATGGCTAAATTTGCTGTACTACTTGTTGTTTTATACTTAGGTTTGTAATTAAGTTTACTAACGTTACTTGTTGCCGCATACTCATTAAAGAATAAAGGTGATGATGTATTAGTTAAATAGCATTTAAATATAGCAGTAAATGAAGTTCCTAAAGATACGCTAGTTGTTCCTACTGAATTTGGATTATATGACAGAACCCTAGTAATCTCTATACCATAATTGTCTTGTTTAGTAACTGCATCATTTATCCACGTGAACAATGAACCATTACCTTGTGTAGCACTTATTATTGTACTTTTGCCAGCACCCTTATTATCATATTTAACATTTCTAAAGTCAAAATAATTCACAAGTCCATCAGTTACCATCTCACTACTAGATGAGCTACTAGTAGCAGTAATTGTAATAACTATATTTCCAGTAACACTAGCTATATTTATAGACCCATTATTATATGCAGTAGAAGTGATATCCACTCCACCCATAGTAATACTTACACTAGCATCTGTTAATGTGTAACCCTCAGCAGGAGTAATAGTAGCAGCATAATTACTATTCTCATTAACACTTGTGCTAGTATTACTATTGCTACAATGAGTTAAATTATTTGTAATAGTGTATGTTTTTACAGTTGGTGTATCCCCTCCACCACCTTCATTATTACCTAATGCGGATATTAATGCAGTTATATTAGCACTTTGATTAGTTGTATATACTGCGTTTTGCAATATTGTTTGTAAAAGATTTTTAGCAGTAGAATTTATACCTCCACCAGTTAATTTACCATCTTCAATAGCTTTATCTATTGCGGCGTTGATTTGTTCCTGTGTAGGTTCCCCGACATTCTCAACTTTTTTCGCAATATCTTTATATTGTGCAGCAACTTCATTTACTGCCCCTTTAATATTTTTCGCAGTAGTAGTTAGTTGTGCAGTACCTAAGTCAGTTTTAATACCATCTATGTCAGTTTTCATATTATTATTTTTTGTAGTTTGGCTTTCCCCTGCACTATCAATTACCAAGTCAGGAGAAGTGTAAGGATAATATAAATTATCCTTACCTTTTCTAGTTTTCATCTTTTTAGACATTTTTTATCACCTCATTTTTTTTTAATTTTTTATTGTGCAACTTATTTATTTGTATACTTTAAATGTTTCATCTATTCCTTCAGCGCATATTGTTATATAAGCAACATTTGAATCAGTTATAGTATACTCTTGTAAATTATCATCACTTGCTTTCAATTCAGTAACGGGACCACTTGTTTGTAAACAATTTGTATTTTGATAATATACAATATACCAATTTAAAAACTTACTACTTGAATCATATGTACAAATTTTTATTTGATTATCTTGTGTTGTAGAAGGTGTATTAAAGTATAACTTATTTGAAGTAAATGGTATTTTTTCTGTATAAGCATACCAATCGTCTTTTACTGTTTCATCTATTAAATCACCACTCATACTATATCTTTTATTTTGTGTTAATTGACTAAAATCTAATATTAGTGTTTTACTTGATGGAGTTTCTGATATTCCGCTAATAGTAACATTGCAAGTTTTTGAGATATTTCCGCAAGTACAGGTAATTACAGTACTTCCGTTTTTTAATGGTGTTACTATTCCTGTAGAAGATATATATACATATCCAGTTGGACTACTAGACCATTTTATATTATCAGTAGTGTCACTTGGAGTTTTTGTAACTGTCAATGTTTGAGTATTACTAGAAGTAAATGTTAATTCTTCGCTACTTAATGTCAAATTTGTACATGGAATCGAAACTGTGGAATTATCGGGGTCGTCATTTAAATTTATAGTTTTAAAACCTTTGCCCTGTCCTTCCTTCCAAAATTTTCCATTAAGGTTAGGTGAATTTCCTTGAATTATATAACTTATAAAACCTTTCCATCCTTTTGATACGGTTTCAGTTGCATATGCTTCACTATTTGCACTATCAATTGGTATATGAGCTTCATTTAATCTTTCTATACAGAAATCTATCATTGTTAAATGCCCTGTTGAAATAAATTTAGGTAAATGCGAATTGCCTTCATCAGCACAGTTTATGACAGTTAATGTTTTAGCACAATTACCTTCAAATATATAACCATAACAGCATCTTGATACGGTACAAGTATTCATAATTAAATGCTCTACATTTTTAATATGTATTCCTGTATATAATCCTCCTACATTGGCACAATTTAATGATATTTTTGCCATCTCATCATTTGCTGCATTAGGAGTTATTATACCCGTACATCCTTCTACTGGAGATTTTGGTCTAACATGATTAAATCTATCATGGAAATAACTTTCTGAATATACTCCAACTTGTTTAACTTCCAAAGCTCCTAAATTATATCCATTAATTCCACATACTTTTTTCTGAGAGTTATATAAATATATATACATATTTTCATAATTTACATTATTAGGTAATGCACTCCAATCACCAATTGACATTTTCGTAGGAGAAGAATCAAATACATAATATTGAGAACTATTAGTAATACTATTAAATGCTTTTTCGGTAACATGAATAGTGACTCCATAATCACTGAGATAACTTTTATTTTCAGTAGTTCCTTTTATTGTTAGAGTTCTTGCATAGCCAGAACTTTTAAAGTAAACACATGAATTATTTGTGGGGAATGAATCAAAATAATAAGCCCCATCTAAAAGTTGTATTGTTCCACCATGAGTTAATTCGTCAACGGCTTTCTGTATTACAATCTCATCATTTGTACCTGAGCAAATATAATCTGCAACGGCTTTATTTTTATCACTTGAATTATTTGCAGCTATATAGATATATCTATCTATTCTTTTTGGTGTAATATCTTTACATTGAGCATTAACTTCATTAATTGCTCCTATTAATGTTTTATCTTGTGTATTTAGTGTAGGGTATTCATTATCTTTTATGCCTTCCATAGAAGTCTCGTCTTCAACTAAATTTATTTGACTATCTTTTAAAGTTTGAATATCAGCTTTTATTGCAGTATCGTCATATGGTGTATTAGTTCCACCTCCACCAGTTCCGGCTTTTATGGCTTTAGTATTTGATTCTAATGCTTCTTCAAACTTGTTAAATAATTGAGCTGATATTATTTCACCATCATTATGGATTTCTCTAATATAATTACCTTCACTATCAAAAGCATTATTTATTTCTCCGTTTGCAGCTGTACTTAATCCTAATACGGCTTTTCCCATAACAGCCGTATCACTTACAAGTGGCTCACATACATGTAATTGCTTTGATACAATAGGCATGGAAATCATACTTGTTTTTTCTTCGTCTAATAATGATATTTGAAAATCATAATCACCTACTTCTATTGGATCATCTATAAGATCATCAGTTATTGTAAGTATTGCTTGACCTCCGTCTGTTGGTTGTATTGCAAATGTATATTTTATTTCAGCATTTTTATATAATCTAACTTGGAAAAAACTTGCATTAGTAATCAATATAATATTGTTCATATCGCCTTTGTTAAATCTATATTTGTTATTTACAATTGTAAAATACAATTCAATGTTTTTATCCAATCTATATAAATATATGTCTTCATCTAAAGTTGCTTTATTTTTATCAATCGTCATAACACATTTTTTATAAATCATCTTAAACACCTTCCTTTCAAAATAAAAAAGAGAACTAAAAATTTAATTTTAATTCTCTGCTTATTTATCTATTTTATCTGTGGATTTTAATTCTTCATTTTCTTTTTTAAGTTTATCTATTTGTTGCTTATATATTTCACATTGAGCTTGAAATAGTACTTTTTGATGATTAGCTTGTGCCAATTCTTGTTTATATATTTCAGTTATTATATTTATTGCATCCATTCAATCACCTCCTATTCTGTATAAGTTACCTTCATTGTTACACTACCAGAGCATACGGCATAGCTACTAGCATTATAAGAAGATTGAATACCAAATCCTTTTATAGTTCCATTTTTTAAAGCAGTTAATATAGCAGTATCAGTTATTGTTAATTTACCACTTTTTCCAACTGCAATACTAACACTACCACAATTTGAACCATATGAAGGTTTTCCACTTGGTCTACTTGCATAGTTATGAGTTTTTACTACAATTGGGACTGCTGCATAAGAACCACCTGATATTCTTTTAATAGTAAGCTCGATCTTAGTAATAGATTTACCCTTGAATTGATTAAATTGTGTACCAAAGAACCAACATCCATTACAATCACCGTAGCCATAATCCCCTTGTCTTGCGGTATTATCTTTCTTCCAGTTATTATATACTGAACTTCTATAAGTATCACCACTATTAGATTTTATTGTTACAGTCTTTTTAGTCGATGTAGTAGGGGCTTTGCCTGGGTCTGTGGTTTGACTACCTCCAGCAAATGTTGCTTTTGCGTGTTGTATAATTTGTCCTGGTAGAGTTTGGGCGGTATTTGCAGTTAAGCCACCACAGTGAGCTGCATTTGCTATAGTTATGAAAGCGCCACTAGTAGTCTGGAATCCATATTGACTACATACACCAGCCGAACTTGCATCGTGTATTCTTGCACATCCACTACCTCTGTACCCTACTTCGCAGTTAACTAGTGTAGTATCTTTAATATACATTGAGGCGAAGGCATCCCCGATATAACCCACAATATTACTTTGTCCATCACTGTGTTTATTATCACTACCATAAACTTTAATATTATATGTATTAAGTGAACTACTTTCTTGCGATATAATACTACCAGTTCTACCGGCTACTGCACAACCTGTATCGGGATGGACAACACCGGTTTGTCCTTCTTCTGTACCTGGCCAACCGCCATATACCCATAATTTCGCACTACTCATATAGTTTCTAATATATCCGTATAATGTATGTCCATCGAGATAAAATTTTATTTGTCCACTAGTATAATTTTGAAAGTCTGCATTTTCGGTTATATCCCCACGCATCCATATACTTACACATTTACCATTTAGGAATTTAGGTAAGGCATCTAATACTCCTGCAACTGTTTGATATACTGCGCCTTCTGCTAATTCAACATCATCACTACCTGATGAAGGGTCTATTTCAATTTGTATGTCGTCATCTAGTGTACTTGGATATTGTGCATTATTTATTTTATTTGCGGTTATAGTATCAGCAGTTAATTCACCCTCAACTGAGAAACTATCCCCGATAACTTCGGAACCTTGTATTTGTGCACCGACAATATTACCTTCACTATCAACACTAAATGTATTACTTTGGTTTCTAAAAGTACTACCTATTATAGTTGCTCCTGTAATAGTTTTACCATCAATAGCGCCATCAACTATCATATCTCCATCCACTTTTACTTGTTTTGTTATAACAGTTAATGCGTCTTCTGTTAGTGTCATTGAACTTGTACTATTACCCTTAACCCACCAAGAAAATCTATCAGCCAATTGTTGATAGTTTGTTTCAGTGGCCTTAATTACAGAACTTTTAGTAATGGCTGCTACTGGTATAGTTTTATTTACAGTTGTTTTTCCTTCAATATTAATTGTTATACGTATTTCCCCGGAATTACCTGTTACTGTAAGGAGAGTGACGGTTTTATAATCACTCTCTAATTTTGCAGTACAGTTAGTAGTGTCGGTTATAGTTACTTTATATTGACCAGTAGTTGGTGTACTATCAACTGCGACTAATTGAGTAGTTCCATTATAGATGTTAATTTGAGTATTATTACTAGTTTCTCCTACAACTGTTTTATTAATTGTTGTAGTGAATTGGTTACTATATATCGCAGTACTTGTAGCCGGTCTATTGACTTTTGTTGCGAATAAATTACTGTATATTTCACTCATAAAAAAATCACCACCTATCTCAACGTACCATTGCTTACTGTTAATGTTACACTTCTTGATACACCATCTTGTGTTGTAGCAGTTATTACAACACTACCATTAGCCCCTGCATAAGTACTACATAGCCCACTATGAACCCACACTAATTCACTATCACTAGATGACCATGTTAATGATTTATTGATACAATTATCATTAAAAGTAGGTCTTACCATACAGTTGTGAGAATTATCATTCCAATCCATAGCAGTTAAAGAGAAGTCGTTAGAATTTAATACTAGATTATCAGTACTCAATGGATAATATTTAACCCAATCAACATATTGTGTTATTTCAGTAGTATCACTATCAGGAGTACCGCCACTAGCACCAATTGCTTGGTTAAGTAGTATAAAGTGTGGTATATGGAACGCTCTATTGTCAGTAGCGCTTGTTCTGCTTAATTCATGTCCATCAATAGAGAAAATTAAACTACCATCTGTATTCCATTGCATCGCAAACTCATGCCAATCGCCAGTAGGATAATTATTATACCATACACGACCACTTTCTTCTTTTTCATTAAAGAACGTACCACAAGTTAGTTTGCCATTATAAAATTCCATTACGTCAAATTCACCGCAATAAGCCCACCATTCACCTAATGTATCAGGGCTACCATTTTCCTTATATTCAAATTCAAAACTGTCTCCTAAAGTCCAAAATGCACCAAATGCACCATTGTAGTTACAAGCTTTAACTCTAGCAACTATCTTACCATACATGAAAGCAAAGTGTCCTTTTGAAATAATAGAAGCAGAGGTCCAATTACCACTACTATCTTTTAAACCTCTTAAAGCTAAGATACCGTCGTTAACTTCAGCATTTGTATTTGTGTATTTTTGAGTTTCATTATTTCTTACATATCCTAATTCATATCCCCATTTATTAGAATCTATTGTGTTGCTTGAAAAGTCGTCTATGACATATGCTCCAGTGGAATCTAATAAAGCACTTGTACTAGAAGATGATTTAGTTAATTTTCCAGTTACTTGTGTACCGTCACTTGTACCACATATTCTAATATATGAGGCACTCGCTGGCACATTAATTGTTGTTGATAATGAACCAACTGACCAGTCTGATGTATTATTTTCTATATATCCTCCTGAGTCATTGCCTAGATAAGTATCACTACTATTATAGAAACATACACAAACATAACTCACAGAATTTAAGTCAAGTGTATATTTCCCAGATGGAGTTACTGCTATTTTATCAACTGTGCTATAGTATTTTCCATCGGTAGTATCTGTAATTACCCCATTATCAAGTTTTTTATACTGAGTGAAAGTTAATCCACTATTATCTACTAAAGTAACAGTAAAGATATTACTTGTTTTAGTAGTACCTTTAGCAGTTGTAACTCTTATAGCCATATTATATGTTCCAACATTACCTGAGTTATCATGTTTGAATTTATAAGTTGTTCCACTAGAAGTAACTTCACTAGTTTTATCATAGAATGTATGCCCACCATCCCATGAAACTTCATGTTTTGTTACTGCTATATTAGTAGTATATTCTATATAAAATTCTGTTTTAGCAGGTTGTGTTATATTTGATATATTGCTTATAGTTAGTGTTTCAGTAGTATCACCACCACTAGTTTCGGTATATACACATTTTAATTTACAGTTACTATATGTTCCATTACTCCAGCTACTAACATTGAAAACGGCTTTGGAGCTGGTAAATGAAGTAGCGCTAGTATATGTACTACCCCCATCCTTGCTGATTAATATATCTGTAATATTTGTAGCGTCCGTTGTAAAATTGACTGTTAGTGTATCCCCTGTTGTACTGGGGTTACTTGAAACTGTTATACTTGCCATTTTATTACCTCCTTAATCTAATCACACGTAGTTACAAGACACTCTTTACTAAGTATTATAGTATAGCCATCCAAATTCTGAATTGACTCTTTTATTTGATTTAATCCCTCTTTTGTTGCATATGTATCACTAACTGTCATCTTGAACCCATCTAAAGACTGCTCTAATTTTGACTGTTTACTAGTTACATCATTTACATTGGTTTCTAATTTTCCTATTGTAGTTGTATGCTTATCAACAGTATCCTTAGTGCTATTATATTCGTCTTTTAATTGAGTAACAGTTCCGTCAGTCTTAGTGATAGTTGTGTTACTTATTAAGCTACTAATTTGCCCTTGCGCTATACCTATATTAGTGGTATTAGTAGTTACTTGTTCAATAACACTGCTTAAATCTCCGTCTACAGTAATATTCTTGATTGTATCAACGGTCTTTTTTAGTTGATTAAATGATACGTCCAATGTTTGCTCAGTATCATCAAATTTTATATGACTGGCTTTAATGGTATTAGTGTTATTGTTTATACTACTAATAACACTACTTATATCAAGTTTACTACCATTTATATTGGCATTATCCGCCACTTTACTGTTCACTATTAATCCATCTTTTATGGCATCACTGGACTGAATACCGTTTTGATTAATAAGTTGCCCTTTTCCGTCTGCTCCGTATAAAACAAATGTAAAATCACCTTTGGCATCTTTTCCTATTTGAATACGTACATTACCAGCTTTATCTTTAAATTGTTGCAAATTACCTTGTAGTAACATACTGCCATCATCTGATTGTATTTGTACATTATTTGTATTAAGAATACCTGTATTAACCTTATTAGCACTAACAGTATCGATCATGGCGTCCTTTATCAAGGCGTTAGCTATAGTAACTTTATCACTTGTTAACACTAACGAGTGGATATTATCCATAGTTAGGTTGCCACCGATAAGTGTTTGTATTTGTGCTACTGTAGCTTTTAAGTTAGTAATAGTTGCGTTAATAGCATCTAAATCACCAACATCTAAGTTATCTATTTTGGCATTTACTGCGGTGAAGTTTTTAGTAGTAAGGTCCTTAAATTCACCATAATCAGCTTTTATCTTTTGTGCCTCTAATTCTATTACTTTTAATTTCGGAACCTGCTCGCCATCTAATAATAAATTACCTTCATCATCCATATATAGCCATGGTGCCTTTCCATCTTTTGTTAGTGTTTCCAACATTTCTTGTAGGTCTTGTGGAATTTTAGTATCAGGGTCAGTTTGTAATACTTTAGTATCAGGGTCACCACACAAATCAGTTATTATTTGTTTCGCAGTTTCCATGTCATTAGTTGCGTCTTGAAGTTCCGCACTCATTTCATCTGTTATTTCCTCGGTGCTTAGTGCTTGAGTTAGTATGTTAACAATTCTGTCCATAGCATCGTTATACTCATCACCAGCTTGTTGAATATCACCTATTTTAGCATCTTCACATTCTTCATCTTCTATACCTTCAACTTGCACATCAATTCTATCCTGGTCATCTTCTACAGTGTCAGGTACTTCATAATACGTATCATCATCTGTAGTATCGTCAGAAGCAGCTACGGTAGCTGCTTCTGCCTCCTCTGCAAATTCTTCCATGTCCTCATCTAGTGTTGGCCACACAATCATCTCACCGTCATCATCGTATATCGGTCTGTCAACGTGCTCTTGTCCATCACCGACCATGTTAATCCCTCCTATCCAATCATAAATCTACCTACAAATAATATGTTCTTACTTGCAAGGTTTTTCACTTTCACTTTTCTAAATACTCCGCTTGATAATCCGTTAGTGCATTCAAGCGCCACATAATCTCCGTCTTTGTCTTTTTCTATTACTATAGCAGTATGTGATATCGCCATAAATTCGCCATTATTCTTACTGTCTGCGTCCATAAATATAATATCACCAATTGCTAAATTCTTGTATGTTTCTAAGTCTGCCACATCTACTACCCAATTCTTTTGTACAAAGTACTTACCGATATTTGCTTCATTTCTAGTACTTGGAATTGCCCAGCTAACATCACTATTTCTATTATTATTAGTTTTCTTTTCATTGCCATATGGTGATTTTTCGTAGGACCAGCCTGTTAATACGTAGTTAAGGAAACAACTATCATCTATTTGGTACTTATTATTTACTTTCCATTTTGCAATGTTCTCCGCTGGGTTCTTAAAGTCACACGGAGTAGTAGCATTATATGTGAACTTACTATTATTATTGTAGTAACTATTGGCAATTTTAACTAAGTTATCTGAATATTTGAATAATGGTTGAGCATAATTACTGCCTTTTTTCTTAGCTCCAACACTTCCTAAATATGCTTTATCACTAATCGTAGTATCCGGATTATAGTAAACTGATACAATATAAGTAGTATTTGCTTTTGGTAATAATACTCCATTCTTACAGTCAACCCCTTCTAGGTACACTGTATCAGGTTGTATTAGTTTAAAATCTTTTGCAGTAGTGAAAACGATACGTGCATAATAACTATCATTGTAATTTGTAGATGAAGTTGCTGGCACTCTAAATTGTAGTTTTTTCATCGGTTTATTATAAGTATATACCCTCTGACTATCTAACATCTTATTACTAGTTACACTGTCACTCTCCCATTCTGCACCTTCTCCAAAGTATAATATCTTTTTCTTATACTCTTTATAGTAAGTTTGAGTAGCTGCTTTATCTTGCATTCTATAGCCATCTGTAGTAAGACTACTAAGCCAATAATGATTATCTGTTGTATCACACATATCTTTTGGTTTTTTCAAGAATATCACGTATCTTGTCTTATTACAGTAATCTAACATCATATTATTAAGAGAATCTATTGCCTCATTCATTTGTTGATAATTACCAGATTGAGAACTTCTTAAACGAGGTTCTTGACATACAAATATAGGTTTCTTTGGATATTTTTTCAATAGTGCTTTTATCAGTGATTGATAATCTTCCACAACGTTATCCACATTATCTCCAAGTGCTGGAACTCCGAAAGCTAACATTACATGACTAACAGTCTTAGGATATGGTGTTTTGTCGGTAACTCCATTAACTGTAATGTTAGTAATAAGTTTTCCACCCTCTACAAAGTCTTTAGGTGCTGCACTATTAAGTCCTTTATAAGTAACTTCATAAGTTGCTCCATCTGGGTCGTCTGTTATGTCTTTTGGAGGAGCTGGTGTTGTGCCCTTTTGGTCTTTTACTTTTGCCTCTTTATCCGCTCTTGCTAAGTCCCAAGGTCTAAGTATTATACCATGTGTATACCAATAATTGTAACTACCACTACTACTATAATTTTTACTATTCATAGCCTCGTATCTAATAGCATTCGGCCATTTTTTAGGTGAAGAAGCGTGGGCTATCATATGTTTGCCGTTAACTTTACCGCAATATACAACTACGTGGTGAGTACCGGCAGTCGCGTATTTAGAAGAACCTCCTGGTTTTGATGCCCATGCAACTGTTACATTTGAAGGTACAACGGCATTACTTGCCATTATTAAGTCACCAGGTAGTAATTCTTTTATTGTAGTACTTGTTAATTTCTTTAGGACATAACCACTATATTTACAAGCGCTTTTAACCAAAGTACCATAAGCACAGTTAGCTCCTCCATATTTCGCAGTTACACTTCTAAGTCCTGCATATAAGTAAGCACATGAACTTAATGAACTACATACGTAGCAGTATGGATTTTTAATACCATTTATAGTACCACTAACTCTAAATCTTTTGCTATCGTCGTATATACAAGCTCCGCCATAATAAGTAGCTTTTTTATACTTTTGATGTAATTCTGCTATCTCTCTAGACTTATTGACTATTTTCTTTCTAACGTTTTCAGCAACACCCTTTTTCGTAGTAGTGTTACCATTTATTTTCCATGTAGGTGCATTTTTAACACTTGTTGCTCTAGTCATTGAAGATTCTGTAGATACGGCAGTAGCTTCTGCACTTTTATTTGTTGTACCTGGTTTTATTGCACCGTACCCTCTTTTCTTACCTTTTTCGTCTATGCAGTATGGCAACTGTCCGTCTACTACTTTGTACCATCTTAAATAACTTTCAATATTAGTAGGAGTACCCCATCCAGTAACTTGTTTATATTTTTTTCTATAATTTTTCCAAGGTGCTTGCATTGTGTCAATTACTTCCCAATATTTCTTCTTGACTGCTGCGGATTGTTTATATAGTAAGGCACTTTTCCCACTTGGAGATACATATATTTTCATACCATATCTGTCTTTTATATAGTGCATAACCACCCATTGAAACCCCCCTATACCTAGATTGTATCCACATAGAGCCGCAAGTATATTCCAATGGTATTCTTCAAGTCTTGCTCTCATTTCATTACAACCAAACATTATTTGATTACATATTGCCTTATCCACTTTTACCCCGTTTATAATCTTAGTTCCACAAGATTTAGGACGCATATTAGAATAACTCGGTGTAAAGTATTCAACTTTACCATCCAGATATTTTATTTTCATTTTCTTATTGAAATATGTACCACGTTCACATTGCATAAGTCCATATCCACCAGTTGAATCTTTTGTAGCATCATACGGATTAGCGCTAGACTCAGCGTATATCATAGCATATACTAGTTGAGGGTCAAGTCCAAATTTCTTGCTATAATATTCAACTGGAGCATATATTTTCCAATGATTAGACTTACTTCTCATATTTCTAACATCACTATACTTATCACTCCACTTACCCAATCCAAATCCTGCATAATATTCTACTGCCGCTTTGTATTGTTTTGCAGTTTTACTACTATCTTCTTTTTTAGGGGGTTGAGGTTGAGTAGGAGGTGTTTTGCCTTTTATTTCTCCACATTTGTATTTTATACAGTCGTGGATTCTACTATCTCCCATCCATAGTCCATTGTCTATTTTCTTTATATTTATAGCCCTATAATCTTCTGTATCTTCACTTATTTTGTCTGTATCATCACCAGGTTTTATAGGGTCTGGCACTACTTTATCTGTATATTTCTTTATAAGTTTATCAATTAATTTCTTATCCACTCCTAGTTGATTTAGATAATTTCTAATAGCAATTAAGTCACTGGCAGTTAATTTCCCGTGTTTCTTAATGATGTCCACTACATCCTTAACTATATCATCTTTATTTAAAGACTTCATTTTACTACGTATCTGTTTATAATTTCCTAAAGTTACACTGTTCTTAGTTCTATCAGTAAAACTAATTTCAAATTTTGTAATACGTGCCTCCAATTGAATTGGAGGATTAAATTTTCTACTAACAACGTAGTTAGTATCACCAACATCAATTTCCTCATAATCTCGTTCAGTCATATATACTGGGATTTCATAACTAAATTTAGTTTTATTCAGCTCTTTTAATTTTGCATATCCCTCAAATATTAAAGTATATATGTCTTCTGCATCACTTTTATATTTCATCAATACATATTTTCCACCATTATTAAGCATTTCGTGAGCTTTTTCATCAAATATATAGTTTTGTCCAAGAGGTTTATCAGTTGGATCGCCTTGTTCCTTTTCCCATTTTACATCACTGATAGTGAGACCATTTTTCCCTACAGGTACAATACCACTACAAAAGTTTGTAATATCACCAGTACGTTTCATGCCATAACTATTTCTATCACTTTCAAAACGTTTATATCTTTTAGTGCCACGTTCTCCAGTAGCATAGCAGTCGACAAAGAAATTAAATTTACCTTGTTTTAAATCTACAGGTACAGTTCTAAATTGCCATTCACATTCATGTAATATTGAAGTAGCATTTTGTATAACTGAATATACACTAGTAACTTCTGTAGTCTCTACTCTAAATGCTTCTTCATCTAATGAAGGACTTACATATCCTACTTTATAATTAGTATCCATCAATATTGTTTCTAATAGTTTTGTAGCAGTTCCGTCAGCTACAAAGTTACTAACATAACTATTATATAACTCAATTCCTATAAACTCAGCATATATTGTAATAGATACATCATCTATATGTTCAATACTCGTTGTTTTCTTAATTTGCATAAGCTTAAAGTTATCTCGCCAATAAAACCCGATATAATTACCTTCTAAAAATATTGGTTGGTCTTGATAACTTACTTTAAAAGAGGCCGTATAAGTTTCGGCCCCCGTTAAAAGTTCACTGGTATATGTATCATCGTATACTTTTATGCTAATTGTATTTGTTGTATTTATAATTTTTATCAATTTTTTGGTGTTGTCTAAAATATATAAGTTTTTATTCATACATATACCTCCTATTCACTGGTTAAATTCAAATCTTGTGACGGGGTACTTCTGTCCTCGTCAACTACCCCTAACCATTTTTCTCTTATCAATACTCCCATACTAGCGGTAGTATCATCACTAAATACTTGTAATTTTGTTTCTCCTTCATCTACAGTGAAATATGAACTGCCTATATCAACTAAGTCATTTCTTAGCTCATTATTTACATAACAATCTCCATTCTCAAAGTCTAGGTCTACTACATCTCCTTCTTCAAAGTATTTTATATTACTTTGTTCTTCCTCCTCAGGATTAAGTTCATATACTCTTATATCACTAATCCCGACACCGCAGGCATTTTGTAAGCTATCAGCCATAGTACCTAAATATATTGCTAAGTAACTTAATTCACTAGTAGAGTATTCACTACTACGCTTATTATTGGCTGATATAGATTGAGTGAATTTTCCATTATCATTTTTCTGTACTTGAGCGCTATACACATAACTTTTACCTGTTTTCTTCCTTGTCAATGTGAAGTAAGCATTGGCATCATTCCAACTACCATGTTTTCCACTCATATAATGATTAGTGACCTCTTTACCATTAGAATCAACTGTCTTATCTGTTTTTTCTTTCGGTTTATCATTACTTGTAATTAATATGGATTTCTTACTTACACTCACCTCAGCCTGATTATATTCAAAATATTCATTAATATCACCTAAATATAATCGGAACATTTGTGTACCATTAACATCAAATCCATACACCTCAGCTATCCCAGTCTTATGGTCGGCATAAGCGGGGTCATCACTATAATCAGTGGTAATATCCATTCCTGCCGCCCCTGTAAGGTTATCTACATTTATATATCCATAATGTTTTTTCCCATTTTTATCCTTATATGGTTTATATATTCTATAAAATTTTACTGTCTGTTTACTATTATTAGAATCTGTATATGTGTATGTATACGTTCTTTGTATTATTCTGAGCTTAGTTCTATATGGTATCGTACATTCAATTTTACTTGATAGATTAGGCTTAGTATATGCAACACCACTAGCTCCTGTCAGAGTTTTACTTGGGGTTAACCACATATTAGCCACTGTAAATTCCTGTACTGTACTTGTAGAATTATCTTTTACTTGTTTCTTTAAGTATTTTGCAGATACATAATAGGTCTTAGTTTTGTATTTTATCTTTGCCCATCCATTCTGAATTGTTACATCTGTTAATTTTGTTCCCTTAGGTATGATACCTTGAGATTTTCCTTTTGTGCTTGGTTGAGTTCTGTAATTAACACCATTGGCAGTTACTTCGTAGTAAGTAGTTTTCTTACCAGTTTTTACAGTTTCCTTAACCTTTTCGGACTCACTAATAAAATAGTTAGGGTCGCCATTCTTACCACTAGACTTACATTGCATTCTCACCATTACTTTAAAATCATCTATATTTTTACTTAATGCAATACGTGCGCACGCACCTTTTATTTTCTCTGTGCTACTACTACCTAGTTCACTTAATATAAAACTATTGCCACTAGATGATACGGTAAACGAACCGCCTGTACCACGGTTGGCATTAATATTTGCTCCACTCTGAATTAACGTTCCCACGCTCTCACAAGGGTTATGTAATATTAATGTCTGTTCCTTCTTTGTTGTACTTAAGTCCAATTTTGGATAATCTCCTACTAATAATTTTTCTCCAGTCTTATTATTTTGTATTTGGGCGAAGTGAGCATCTTTACCGAAGCCTATACTTACATAAGGCAGCGTTGGTAATCCACCATTATTCTCTACTACTACTTCTTGTGCGTTTTCTTCTGTATTGTATGCTAATACATTATCACTGTAGCTATATGGCACGTGACATATCAATTCTATATCCGCATATCCACTTGTACTATTCTTTTTCTTAACCTTGAATACGCCCTTTAACATTCCATAAATAGTAATATTTTCACAGAATTTAATAGGCACTTCTTGTTTTGTGCTAAGAATATCGTGTAGACATTGTACACGAGTTCTATAATCATTTTCACTCACTCCCACTATAGCAAGCGATATAGGGATAGTTATAGAATCGTATTTCGCTCCGTCAAATATTTCACCATCCCTACTACTAACATCTATGGTATCTATAGATTTTTCCGGTATGTAAGGTTTTTCTATGCTAGTCACTATTGCCAAATCATTTATTTGTGAACCATTAAAATTAAAATAATTATACATAATCCTTATCACCTCTAAATCTATCTTGTTGGTTTTGTAAGTAATCATTACGTTCTTTAACGCTAGATGCAACAGCAACGCCGACTTTAGTTTTATCCATAAAAATTTGAGTATTTGTCTGAGCATTAGCTTTTCTATACACTTCTCCCATTTTGTCATAATCTATAGTTGGTTTATTCTCTTGTAATGTTTGCGTTAATTGTCTAAGTAAGTTAGCTGTATTACTATCTGAGCTATTATCAGTATTTATATTAATTCCTGAAGTAGCAAAATTGACTTTTTTCAAATAATTATTTCTGCCAAATTCATCTATTAATGATCTAGAAAAGTCTTGTATCGTTGCTAGTGTGTTTTTAGCATTCTCAGATATACCTACACTAATACCTGCTGGTATCCATTTACCTATTTTATCTCTCATTACTTTTGAAGGTGAACCGATTTTAAATGCTGCTTCAAATCCAGCAACTGCTTTACTTGCTATGCTAGTACAAGCATTCCATAAACTACCTATTCCACTCATAAGACCATTTATTAAACTATGTATAGCATTTGAGCCTATACTAAATAATCTACCTGGCAATTGTTGAACTGCACTAACACATCTGGAAACGAACTGACTACCAGCTTGATATGCTCTACTTGCCATTTGACTTGCCCATGTAGCAACTCTTGATATTGTATTTGTTAACCATGTTCCTACTCTTGAAGGTAAAGTTTGAATAAATTGAATAACTCCTTGTATGAATTGAAGCCCAGCTTGAATTGCTTTTTGATACATTTGAACCTTCCATGTTTCAACTCTAGCAATAGTATTTACAAGCCATGTAAATATTTTAGCCGGCAATGTTTTTATAAATTCAACTGCCTTGGTTACGAAATCTCGCCCTGCTTCATATCCTTTTGTGGCTAAGTTAACTACCCAGCTTGCTACAGTACCTAAAGCGTATCCTAACCAGTAAGCTATGTTTGAAGGCAATTGAGAGAACCAGTTACCTATATTGCTTATCCATTGTGGTACTGTTGTTGTAAAGAAAGTGCCTATTGCATTCCATGCATTAACTGCTGCCGTCTTAATAGTTTCCCATAAATCAATCCAAAACTGTCTGAAACTCTCGCTTGTGTTCCAAAAATAAATAAATGCAGCTACTAGAGCTGTTATACCGGCTATTACTAAAATAATCGGATTAGCCATCAATACTGCCCACAAAGAGCTTAATGCACCCCCAACAGTACTTACTGCTCCTTGAATTATTCCAAATACTGAAGGTAAACCTGACAATACTCCACGGAGTAGACCAAATCCAGATTTTAGTATTCCAATAGTTTCTTTCATTTTGACCCATGCTTGTATCATTTTCCCTATGATTAATAATGTTGGGCCGATCGTTGCTGCTAATAATGCTAAAGTTACTATTACTTGCTTAACTGGTGCAGGTAAATTTTTAATTGCTAGTAATAATTTAGTTAATAGACCTACTAATAACGAGAGTGGTCCAGTAGAGTCTCCTAAGCTAAGTTGCAACGCTTCCCAAGCACTGCTCAAAGTTTTTAAAGCTCCTGATAAATTTTGATTCATCATATTAGACATCTTTTCGGCTGTGCCATTGCTATTTTCTAATTTCTTTGTGAATTCTTCTATACTGTCTGCACCTGTATTACATAAAATTCCCATACCTTTTATAGAGTCTGCCGTAAATGTTGTCATTAGCGCAGCAGTCTTTTGGGCATCTCCCATACCTTCTGTTGCTTTATCTACATCTGCTATAATATCAGTCATTTCTCTAAAATTTCCATTAGCATCTTGTACTTGTACCTTTGTATTCCCAATTTGTATTGCTCCATTTTTCATCTTTTGAGTCATGTCTCTAATGATGGCATTCAATGCAGTACCACCTTCACTACCTTTTAAACCAGCGTCTGCAAATTTACTAAGTATTGCAGTAGTTTCTTCAAGGGTCATACCTGCATTATGTGCATTAACTGCACAATTCTTAAATGCTTCTCCTAACATTTCAGTTGTAGTATTTGAGTTCGCTTGCGCATATGAAAGTACATCAGCCATACGTCCAGCTTGGTCTGCCTCGAGTCCGAATGCTGTCAAGTAATCAGTCACCAAATCTGATGCTTGTGCTAAATCCATGCCTGAAGCTGCTGCTAAATTTAATACTCCAGGAAGTCCGGCAGCAGATTGTTGAGCATCCCATCCAGCTAATGCCATATATCCTAAAGCATCTGCTGCTTCCGTAGCACTATAAATCGTGTTTTGGCCCATTTCTTTAGCAGTATCTTCTAATAATTGTAAATCGCTACCAGTAGCACCAGATAATGCTTGAACTTTTGACATAGCTTGTTCGAATTGCATTTGTGTTTTTACTACGCTAGCACCTAATGCCATTACCGGTGCTGTTATACTAGCAGTAAGCCCTGCGCCTACGGTTGATAGTGATTTACCAAAAGAACTCAAGCCTTCAAATTGTTGTTGAGTTTCTCTTATTCGATTTACTGCATCATTTAATCCACTATTGAAATCATTCATTTCTAATCTTAAATGCGCAACTATACTACCTAAATCTACTCCTGCCATAGTCTCACCTCCCTTTTATGCAATAAAAAACTGTAAGACTTTTTATAATCTTACAGTTACTAATTCATTAATAAATCTAATCCTGGGTTATGATGCTTGCTTTCTTGCAGATCTTCTATAAACGTAGGCTTTTCACTCTTTCCATCCTTATTTGGTTGCATTCTATTATAAAGATATGTACATGCTTCATCTATACAGTATCGTGCATATATGTCATCGTCTTCTATGCCTAGTATATCACTGGGGCGACATCCGAAAGTTTTAGCAGTACTAATAACATTTATTATTTTCCTACTTTTGAATAAAGGGTATAACTGCATTAACAGTTCCCGTTGATTCACTCATTATTTGCATCTTTTGAGTATCAGTCATAAACATTTTTATATCATCAAATAACGGTTCTACCATACAATCTCTACAGATAGTATCTATCATTTCCATTACCATTTTAAGTTCATCTGGATTCATATCAGATGTATCAACTTTTCCCTTTGATTTTTTATTACCTTTACTAATAAATAAATCATCTACTGTTTGTAATAGATTATTAGGAAGTTTTCCCACTGCTATCATTCCTAACATACTCGCAGGTTTTATTCTTACTTCGATTTTTTCGTTTGGTTCAAATCCATCTATTTTTATAATTCTTGTAGCTTTATTTTTAAAAGCTTCCGCACTTATAACACTCATTTATATTCCTCCTAACAGTTTTTCTAAGACGCTTCTGGGTCAGCCGGTACTTCATCAACGAAAGTTATTTCTTTTATTGGAAGACTAGCTTTTGTATTTTCTCTTGCTTTTATCTTAAATTCAGGTGCGTAATATCCGTCCCCAACTTCCATATCCGGGAATTTTCCATAGCATTTATTAAGAGTAATTTTTACATAATTTACTATGGAGTCTCCTGAATAGTTTGCAACGTATATATCACTTTTAAATGGTTTCCCTGTAAATCCTTCTGTCATCATTGGAGTAGACCATTTTTCTTCATTACCAGAACCAGTAACTTTATAACCTGCAACTAATTCAGCTGCTTTGGCATCAAAAGTATTATCAGTTAAAGTCATATCATATCCGTAGATTAAATCATTAGTTCTTACAACTGCAAGTATTTGTTCTGGACTTCTTAATATATCTTCATCGCCTTCACTTAATACAGCCTCTAGTTCTGCTTTTTGTGCAGTTTTAATGTGAGTTACTATTCCACTACTTTTAGCAGCTCCAGTTGACTCATCAAGTTCAGTCAGTACAACTTTCTTGATATTGTATAATATTGCCATGCGTTTCAATCCTCCTTTAATAAATATAAGTACTCGGTGTTTTGCATGATACCGTTGATATGTAGCAATGCAAATTTTCATCCCAGTACTCTTGTTTTAATTCATGTATTACTTCAATGTCATTTTCAGTTAACATTCTTATAACTTTTTTTCTTAATTCATCTAGCTTAATTGGACTATTAGGACAATAAATATATATAATCCATATGTCCCATCCGGCCAAATCGTTATTCATGCTAGTTAACACGCTATTTTGTTTTAATACCAAAGTATCTTCTGATATTTTGCTTTTAACTTGTTGCGTTATATCGACTTTACATATTTCACTTAGCATTTCATATATTTTAATACGGTTCACATATATTCACCGCCTATAATCTCAGCGCTAATAACATACTTTTAAATGTTTCAATTTGGCTATCTCTAGCTTCTTCTAATATTTTATATTTACCTTCAAAATCTCTTCTAGTCTCAAGCCATATACCATAGTCAACACCATGAGTAATAGATATATCAAGTGTTGTTCCTTCCCATTTAGCATCTGCAGTAATTCCAGCTGTTGCACTGCCAGTTCTATCAATCCATTTATGATTAGATTGAGCATATTCTTTCATTTGAGAAGCTACGGTATTACCTATGGTAGTTATTCCTGCCTTAGTTCTTTGGTCCATATTTCTTAGGTTGTTTATTACTTCACTAGCATCTATAGTAATATCACTCATTTAACTCAATCCTTTCAATCGGTATTTCATATAATAAATTGTAGTGTACTATGTCTAAGAAAATCCCAACTCTATAATAAACCCCATCAATTTCAAGATAATCATCTTCTTGTATAAGAATATCTTTCTCATAAGGTATGTATAAAGTTGCCGAGGCATCTAACTCTATAATTCCTTGTCTCTCATTAGTTTTAGTTGGTAAACGTGAACTACTAGCATTGTCTATAATTCCTTTTATTGTACCTATATATGTCATATTCTCATCTAAATTTTTACATCCGTATTCATCCTCACTATAAATATCCCTGTATACTTTTATCTCTGTGCCATATTGATTGATAACTGCATCAACTTTTGATTTTATAGCATTAATATTCATCTGCTCTACCTACGCACTTCCCAGTTAAAGATTTAGATATAGTTGAAGTACCGCTGGGATTTGCCATCCATTTTTTATAAAACATTTGAGCTAAATTTTGCCACATTTGAGAATTGTTTTTTATACTGATTGGTCCAATTGTAATATCTTGAGCATCTGCTTTCATCATGCAAGCAACATAACATAATTCATTCATGTCATCATATAAATTGCACATAGCTTCTAATTGATCATCTGAGAAATACGGATAATTTTCTTCTTGTAAAAATATTTTCGCTTGTTCTACATTTAACATTAAAATTCCTCCTTACATTAAAATACCCCTAGGAATAGAAGTCTCTAAACCTAGAGGTTATATAAAAGGAATATAAATGAGCTAAATTATATTATATCTCCTGCGCTACCACCTGTTTTAGCTGCACTTATATCTGCAACTGCACAATAATCAATTGCTTCAAATGAAGGTATCATTACAGAAGATACAATTGTAACAATATTAACAGGATGTTTTTCTTTGTAAGTAGTTATTGCAGTTCCTGTGTTCACTATTGATACTTGAGCATCTGAGCCTGTCATAAGGTCTGACTCTTCAGGAGTTGTTCCATACCAAGTTTGTCCTAAATTACCAGATGGCATTATTGCAACCTTATTATCTTCTATCAACGCTACTGGAGTTGTAGATGCTAATCCTGTTGAGTTATCTAAATTTGCAACTTTTTTAGCATATACAAATATAGAACAACCAGTAACATTTTCGACAAATGCTTTTAATTGAGCTTCAGATACAAAATAATTAGTATTGTTATCATTAGGGTACATCATTAAATGTATTTTTTTGCTTTCATATAATTTTAAGAAAGTATTTCTATTCATAACAAGTCTTGTTGGTCTAGTTCCTGTTTTAGTTTCCATATAATCACACCAAGCTATTATATCTCTAACTGGATCAGATGTATCATTTCCCCATCCTGCAGTACCTTGTCTCGGTTTGAAATTATTAGTTTGCCCATAATCATATATATATTTTGCTCTTCCGTCTGCACTTACTACACTTATTTTACCTTTTATTAATAGTTGCATTCTCATTATTTCAGCTTGAACCCTAACGCCTTCTACTAGTCTAGCAGACTCGTTGAATATGTTTCGTATAAGAGGCAAAGCTAGTTCTTGTTGAGGATTATTAAGTAAAAGATTTATTTGTTGTCTATCTTTTTCGCCTATACGCATTGCTTCTCTGAAGAACGCCATTTCAGTAGCAACAGCTTCAAATCCTTCCTTTTCTCTTAATCTTGCTTTAGCATCATAGTTAGAAGGTTGTATTGCCACTGGTAATCCATTGGACCCTTTTAACCAACTTATATCTGTTCCCAATTGTTTTTGTGCTGGGAATAAAGTTTCGCCAAAGTATGGTATTTTATTTTCTGGCTTATCCATTACAAAAGCAGCTATTGCTTCAGATGTTATATAATCATACAAATTAATATTCATATTATTTACCTCCTTTGAATTATTGTGCTATTACGTGAATTAATGGTGCATCTAGGTTAGCTGCATCTTTTAGTCTATCTTTTCTAACGAATCCATGAACAAGTACTGTTACATTTACATAGTCATCAGTATCTTCAGTATAATCATCTAATCTTACTGTATTGAATACTATTGCGTTTCCTGTAGCTTTAGTTGAGCTTGCTGCAGCAGCAGATTTAGTAACAGTTCCGTCATCTGCAAGTGCTACTACTTGTCCAGCTAATAATGCTTTATTTCCTGCTGGGTCAGTAGTAGTAAATGTTTTTAATACTGAATATTCTATTTTAGCAGTTACATTAACATAATGGTCAGGAAATGCTAAAAAAGTTTTTTCAGGTGCTAATATTTTTGTAGTATTTAATTTTGGCATGTTATTTTCCTCCTATTTTTTAAAGTAATAATCACTATCTATTTGTTCTTCTGAGTTTGATTTGTTTTGTTGTGCCAATGATTTTCCAAAATCTGATGCACTAACTGTTTTAGAATCGAATAGATTTAAATTACTTGGTTTTCCTGGTGATCCAGTTCCAAAAAAATTAAATCCACCTTTATTTTGTTGTTCTTCAATTTCAAATAAATAAGATTTTTCTTTTTTAAGGCTTTCTACTTGCTCTTTAATTCCAGTAACTTCACCGTTGGTACCTACAGTTATTTTACTTTTATCTAAAAAAGCTAGTATATCTTTGCCTGTATTATCCTTAGCTTTAAATTCTAAGGCCATATCTTTTACGGCATTATTTAATTGCATTTCCTTAACAGTCTTATCATAATTTGCTATTGAATCTTCTAAGACTTTTATCTTTTCAGAAGCTCCTTCTGTGCCTTTTAATTCATCTTTAAGTGTACCTATTTGTGTATTTAGTTCTTTGATTTTATCATTGGAGTTTTTAAGCTCCGATATCTTAGAATCTAATCTAGTTTTAGGTACATATATATTTTCTTTACCATCATCAACGAAAATTTTACATCCAGCTTCTTTTAAAGCATCATTTATTTTATCCTCTATTTCAGTAGCATTATCTAATCCTGCTAAGAAATCTTTTAATTGTTTTGCCATTTTAAATCCTCCTTTTACATCCTGGTGGATGATATATCAATGTTTTTACTAAAACATAGAAAAAGTATTTTTATCATACAAGGTTATGAAGTAACCAGGAACTTAATAGGTTATTTGTTCTTTTACGCCTGCAAATAATGAAAAGGCAATAAAAATAAGCCCTATAAGGACTTTAATAATCTTTATTATTTATAAATCTCCATACAATATATCCATAGTGCCACTGTTTTCTTCCCCTCTAATCCATTTGCCTATGTCTTCTGCCATTTGAATATTAGATACTTCTTTTCCATTTATACAGAATATATTTTCAAGATGACATAATCCATTAGGGTGGTCGAAGGGACAATCCTCTACATTAAATATTTCCCCATCCCTATCCTCACATTGTTGACAAGTTCTTCCTGCTTGATGGACACTATGCCATTTTAATTTTTGTGCATATGGATTTACTTTATTTGCGTTCTTTTGAGTTAATTGAGCTTGATGATTAAGTGTTGTTCTTGCTAGTCTTAAAGCTTCGTAATCTATTCCTCCAGCCCCATATTTACCAGCATAAGCACTACCTAACTTTTCTTTTATCTTAGCTTTATCCCAAGTCTTATGGCCTTGTTTAGCAAATTGAGTTAAATTTTTAGCTATTTCTGTTGCTCCTTTTCCTTCTGCAATCATGCTTATTATAGCTTCTTCTATCTTATCACCACTTCTGCTAACACTTTTCCATAGTCTTTTACTAAGTCCTTGGCCATCTTTATATATTTGTCCTTTAATCATTTGCTCTATTACTTGCCTATTAACTATACTGACTTGCTTCATTACTTGTTTGTATAGTTCAGTATCTTTATAATAATCTGCATCTTTTAATAACATATCAACATGCGCATTAAGAATATTATCAGTAACTTTCATATTGTATTCTTTAATAATTTTTAGAATTTCATTATGCAATTGTTTACAGTATGCTATTCTTGCTATTTGAGATGCATTTTTCTTATGTGAATTAGCTTTATATTTCTTTAACATGCTATCAAAAGCTTTATTATATGCTTTAAGTATTGCTTGTTGCTCTTGCTTATTAAGTTTTAATTTGCTTCTTTTTAGGTAATTATTTAAATCTTTTAAATATATATTCATATTAACCACCCAAATATTTTTCTTTAAGTTTTTTACCTCTTATATAATTCTTAGTTTTTATAATATGATAATCTCTTATAGCTTCTTTATCGTTTACATCGCTAATCATCTTATTTCTTAGCTCTATAGCTTTAAGCATATCTTTTCTAAGCTTTTCATCTGTTACATTTACAATGTATTCTTTATGACATTCAGGGCATTTAAAATAAGTTATTTGCATAGTGTCTATTTCTTTTATATGAAGTTTTATTGTGAATTTTCTATTACATTTATCACAAATTGATTTATTCATTGTTTTCACCACCAGCATTAAAATCGTCTAATCCACTAGAACTATTAAGTGTCATATTAAGTTTATCTTGTTCGTCTAAAATTTCTTCAAATTCTTTATCTGCTTCTTGTGCTTCTCCAAAGTCTCTAATGTATGATTGATGGGAACGTACATTAGCTTCAACTTCTTTTATAGCTAATTCTTTTGTCTCTGTTTCATCGTCTGGTATTGGATAATTATGATAAAATTCTAATGATGTATTTAAATTTAAATCCTCAATGTTTTCTACATCTCTATAAAGATTTCCTTTATTTACAGTTTCAATTATTATATCTACTAGCCATCTAAATGCATCATCCCATTCTTGCCATTTCTCTTCACATCTTCCTATTAAATCATCGTTTAACATTCTTAACGCTTTGCCACTTGCTACATTAACTAATGACTCTGGCAAAGGTTGGTCCATCAACTCGTACATATCCTTTTTTAGACCAGCCAAATAACTATCAGCAGCATTTTGAAAATTAAATGTAGATGTTAGCTTACCATATGTAGGAGTAGGGATATTTCCATCTATAGATAAACTTTGGTCTCCTTTTAAGTCAATCAAGGCCCCTGGTGCTATTTTGATATCTTCGATAGATTTAGGATCTGCGTTTACAAATACATCTTGTTCAAACATTTTAAATCTTAATGCATCTCTATAATCGGAAATAGTTTTATTATAATCTATGGCCATATCTATTAAATCTTTTATGTCACTGTGCCCTCTTATATCTCCTGTTAATCCATCATTGAATATTATTTTACATGGCAATTGATTCAATCCCGTATTCCATTCCTGTTTAATCTCTTCTTTTTCTTTTTCACCATTTTCATTCACTGCTTCTATGTATGCTTGAGTATTTATGCCATCAACAACCTGGTAAGTTGCCCAACATTCATTACTTCTCATTTCATAGGTCCATTTATGCCATCTTTGTTCTGTTTGAATTTTACCCATAGTAGTTTCATCTTGATATGCTATTTGAACCTTAACTAATTTGTCACAGTCATTTGAGTCATACTCATATGTAAACTCTGGCATTGTATAAAATCTAAATTTAATAGGTTTTTCTGATAGTACATTCCCTTTGTTATCTATATCAGTAATTAAGCAAAGCATTACTCTTTTACCGATTGTGCAATCTAAAAAAGCTTTAGAAAATTTATTCCAAAACTTGCCTTCATTTAATATCTTATTTATTATAGCTTTTTTATTATCAACTCTTTCAACATCTGCTCCATCGATTGATTTAATAATAAAATCTGGTTTTACTGCGGTCATAAATCTTTTCTGCTTTTTCATTAGCTTCTTAGTTATATTTCTGATTTCTCTAGTAGGTTTATAATCGTCAGTTTTTACTTTCCATAGTTGCCCTCTTTCATCTTCTGTATCATCTTCAATTGCTTCTGGTCTACCTTCATAGAATTCATAATATTTTTTTACTTCCTGCAGTTCCTTGGCAAACTTGGTATCAGTACTATTTAATCCTAGTAATGACTTTTCTATTTTGTTATATATATCCACTTTATCACCTCCTATCCTCTTGTTCCTTTACCGCTAAATAGTTTAAGCTCTCTATCAAATGTTCTATGTATAGTTGTATCTGTCATTAGTGCATATCTTATCTTGTCCATGGCATGGTCATTTATTTTTACAACCTCTTCTTTTCCTTTATCTAATTTATCACTATCCCATACATACGAACCAAATTCTTCTATATCATGAATGCAGCTTGGTTCTAAAGTGAATTTATTTATATTAAGTAAATAAGATACCATTTGTATTCCTATTTCTACATTGTTTTTAGCTGCTATAATTCTTATATTATGTCTACTAAAATATTCATCCTTTAGTAATTCTACTCTTAGTGGTGCTGCACTTGGGTCAATAGCAATATATTCTGGCATAACCATGTTTTCTCGTATAAAATTCTTTAAATCTGACACATACTCTTTTACTGTCTTTTGCCCTTCTTCTCTACCATTATGATAATAAGATGATATTTGATGATATCTCTTTTCAGGTGCATAATATCCAAATATACCAAAAGTAGTGGCATTTTGTATCCCAAAGTCTCCAGCTATAAATATCCTTGTCCAGTTTCTTTTCATTTGAACTGCGTGTATTTCCGGATTAAACATAGGATATATAGCTCCATCTGCCACTGCCCATTGTCCCAAAATATATCTGTTATAAAACACTCCAGTATACATTGCTTTATATCTAGCTTTTATCTTTTCTGATAGAGACAAGTTATCATCCATTGTAAAATGTAAATACAATAAATTTTTCTTTTCAGCTTCATCTATCCATTTTTTCTTGAACCAATGGAAAGGTGCCCCTGGGTTGCAATTGAAGAAAAATTTACTTCCTGTCACTGAACATCTACCAGTGGCTTGGTTCACAAAACTTTCCGGCATTAATGCAACCTCATCAAAGAAACACGAACACAATGTAACCCCTTGAATAAGATCCTGTGACCTTTCATCTTTTCCACCGAATATATAAAAATAATTAGTAACATTACCCTTTGTTACTATTAATAAGTTATCTGCCCTTTTATCTTGCACAGTATATCCTCTAGCTTTAAGCATAAGCTTAAGCCAAAACAAAACATTCCTTCTAAAAGAACCAATTGTTTTGCCACACATACCAGCGTTTTGTCCATTAAACTTTTCCATGACAAATACAACATAAGCTAGTGACATCGATACAGTTTTTCCTGATCTTATAGCTCCATCTGCTATAATTCCATCCATATCATGTACTGGTGAACTATCCATCCACCATGTAAGGACCTTCTTTTGTTTAGTGGAAAATGGTTTGAATTTTATAGTAGCTTTTTTCACTGTATGAACTTTATTATTTTTTATTTTGGACCATTTCTTTTTTAAATTATCAAGCTTATTATTCATCGTTCCATACCTCATCTGTCGCATTGTTTAAAGCTTCTATAAAACCATCGTTTTCTACTTCTTCTTGTGTATTATCATGTTTGTTCATTTCTACTTCTAGTTTAAGCATTTCTATATCAAGCTTAGTTTTTACACTAGTAGGTAATAAGTCCATTCTATCTGATAGCCATTGTAATGCTTTCATTTTATCTTGTAGCTTTATTTTTATTCCGTCTCTACCTTCTGATATCTCACTTATCAAGCTTCCATCTACTTCATCACTATTTTTAAGTCTTATAGTATTTTTAGTGTATGTTCCGTATTCGCCTTGTACTTCCTTACTATTAAACTCTAAGTAATCTGTTATATCTGCAAAAGCTATATCTATATACTTTTTCCATAGTCTTTTACTAAGAAGTTTAGAATTTATTTCTTGTTCTTCTAGGCATTCATTGGTTAATCTATCTATTTCAATTTTTATCTTGGGATTTCTTAGGCTTTTGGAGCCTTCTGACATAGCTGTGGCATAACTGCATTCATATGCTCTTTGATAAGCTTTTGTAGCATTAAAGTTTTCTATATAATAAATGCAGAATAATTTTTGTTTTTCGGTAAGTTTATCATTTTTTAAAACTAACTCAATCTCTTCATTAATAGCTTGTTTATTTATATCGGTTTTTTTATTAATTACGTTCCTTTTATTTTTTGGTAACGTGCCTTTTAACTTTTCTTCCCATTTATCTTGAGATTTCCATTTTCTTATCTGAGTATCTTTAACTCCAAGCTGCGTAGCAATATCCTTGAGTAAGATTTCTCCATTATTTAATTTATATATCTCAAATGCTTTATCTCTGTTTGGACTTCTTACCCTTGCCATATCACCACCTCATTATCTTTTCTATTTAAGCATCTTCCTCATTTTCATTATAAAATTCTTCAAACTCTTCATCATCAGCTATGACTCCAAAGTAATAGCACTCGTGGCCAAAATAAATATGAAATAAAGGCACAAAACAATATATAATACATTTCACAGTAGACATATTTGCCACACATCGCAATCCTTGGTCCGCTAGATATTCATTAATTCTTAGAAAATATAATACAAATGATATTAACGATACTGCTACAAATGCTAAATATATTTTAAATATCATTTTATTTGCTCCTTTTACTATTTATATTTTTATTTCTATATTTTAGCTTTCTTTTGTCCGACTTAGCTTCTATTAATTCCTGAACTAATCTTATATATTTTTCATCATTACTTACCCTCGCATGACTGGTCAATAGATACAAGTTTCTAGTTTTAGGCATCTTTTTTCTTATGCAGTTATCTATCACTGTTTTAGCGACATTAAAACCATAAATATGAGAATGCCCTTTTATAAATGACTTCTCAGTGTTATATACAACATATCCTTTCTTTACTGCTAGTATTATGTACTCTTTTCTTTCATACACTTTCTTTGCTCCGTCCGTTTTATTAAAATTTGGTATTTCCTTCATAATGTCATCATATTTGTACAATTCCTTTGGAATTTCTATTGTAGGTTTTATAACTTCATCTATTTCCTTCCATCTTTTCACCATATAATCACACCTTTTAACAAAATAAAAAAGAACACTAAATTATTAGTGCTCTTTGTGGAAGTAATGAATAAAAACAATCGTTTGGTATCTTTGGAATTGTAAAGAATCGAACTTTACTATGCTCCAGCAATTCCATATTGCACCCATTGATTTGGGTGCATTGTAGTTAATAATGTTTAAAAAATAATAATTAAATCAAAGATCAAATTCATATTTAAAAAGTTTTTATTAAAGATATAGTTAAAATTATTTTATCAGATTATTTTTTTATTAAATTGTAATGGTTTAAGCAGTTTTCCTTCTGCAAATATAATGTAAAACAATAAGTAATTAATAATACTAATTGATATATAGATTTTTTAACACACAATATATATGAATATTTTGATTTTATCACGGTTTACTCCGGAGGTTTTAAAGTGGTCCTCTCACTTCTACTACTATGTTTTAATATATATATTAGTCGCCCTCATGAGTTGAACACGAGTATATACTTGTTTCATATATAGTCGACAATTTAATAATCCACTTGTATATAAATCCCATAGCAACATATTGAGGGAAGAGTACCTCTACTCTTATCCCTCGACAGAACTTAATTTGAGCAAAATTAAATTCTCATTTCTCCAGCATAGTGTGGTATGCTCTAAAAAAAATTACAAATTTAGGATACGTTAGCATTTCTGCTATTCTTATACTATTATAGTACCATGACTTTCTATACTTTTAGTCCGGAGTTTGTCCGTATTTTGTCCTAAAAGTGTCCCTCTAATCAAGTCTATATCTTAATTTGCTAGCTTTGTATATATTTCATCTATAAGCACTCTTGGATACATACTATTTAATGCACTTATTACTGTATCTCTTCTTAATTGGTAATATGTGCTTTTACTTATATGCATTTTTTCTAGTATTTCTCTTCTGCTTACTCTAACTCTTCTACTACAATATAATATTTCAAACAACTCCTTTTGTTGTAATGTAAAATTCTTAATTGCGATATCTATTCTGTTTTTTTCTATCTCTAATTCTTTTTTTCTGTATTGTAAATAATTAATTCTTTCTTCTTTTCTTATTACTTCCTGTTCTACTGTATTTGAAATATTATATGTTTTGCCTGTTTTCTCTGAGCCATAATTTATTCCACTACATCCTACATAATCATTATTTACTTTTGCTATTTCTAAGTCTATTATCTCTATGTCATCTTTTATTTTATTGTAGGAAAATAACTTGCCTTCAACTCTTTTGTATAGCTTGTCAAATTCCTCTTTCTTCATACTCCCTCAACTCCTCTTACTTATAATATCCTATGTTTATTCTTTGGATAGTTCTTTGAAGTTTATATTCTAGTTGTTCTCTTGCTAATTCTGCTGATCCTTCTTCTGCTAAATATAATATTTGTTCAATTAGTATAGCTACATCAACTATTTCTGATATTGTAGCAGTAGATATATTTCTACCTACTGCTATATCTTTAGATAATTCTCTTGATAATTCTCCCAGTTCTTCAATTAACTTAAGTTGTTGCGATGGATTCTTAAAATTATCTGCTATTTCTTTTATAGCTCCATTAATTTCTTCTATATTCATCTATTCGTCCTTTCCTAGTAACTTTTTCACATATTGTATTTCACAACTTTCTTCATCTTCAAAATCTAATTCACAATTCATACAACCTGTTCCATCTAGATCATAAGACTCATTACAAAACACTTTAAATCTTTTATTTATATCTGCTATTAATTCACGTTCTCCTTTTGTTTTTCTTCTACAAGCCATATTCTAACCCCCTATATTTTTTAACCTCTTTTCTAAAAGCCTCAGTCTTATCATAACCACAACCAAACATCTCAGGACAGAAACCTCTGTAAATACATTCTCTAACCATGCAGCTTGCTAATTCCGGTTCAGTCTTAGCTACCTCATCCTTAACGGCTTGCCACGCCTCCCTAGTTTCAGGAGACGCGCAGCTACATAATCTTTTTCTAGATATATTGATAAGTGCTTGTGCATTTGCTTCAACTTCATGGTTTACTAAACTACCTTGTGGTAAATCATCTCTGTTAATTCCTGTACGGTCAGTTCTTTGAGTTTTAACAAAGTGGTCTATACCAAATTTATGTCTAACAAAATGCACAGAAACCCAAGATTTCAAATCATACCAACGCCATTCAAATTTTAATTTTCTTATTGGTGAATGCTCTGATAATATCAATTGTCTTTTCCATTTACTATCAGGGTATGCTCCTGTATTTTTTCCTATTGTATTCATAGTTGCGTCCTTAACGTCTTGCCAATTATCAGCATGTTTAAATTTATCTATTTTCATTTCTTTTTACCTCCTCATAAATAATAGGATTAACTTGTAACCCTCTTCTATAATATTCACATTCTCTTTCACAGTTTGGTAATTCCATATTTCTAACTTCTAAACAGCGTTGACAATAATTATCAATTGGACCTTTTAATTTTATTTTCATTATTTCAACACCTTTCTTTTTCCACATTTTGTACATATAACTTTCTGATATTTCTTTTTTCCCTTCTTTCAATCCTATTGTAGTTCTTGCTGCATCTGCTACATCTCTATAAGTTCCTCCGATATCTGTTACAGTTATTTTAACAACCTCCATATTATTCATCCTCCCCTGTTCCCAATATATCTATGCCTGTTAACTGTCTACAGTAATTTCTTAACTTGTCCAATTGTCCAGCGACTCTACTGTGTTTAGTTTTTAACTGGCTCAATTCATTTTCCAACATTGCATTTTCATTTGTAAGTAATCTATTTTGTTTTTCTAAATAAGTATTTGCTAGGCTTAGTTCTCTATTAGCATCTAATAAATTTTCTATTGAGTCCTCTTTAACTTCTATATCCTCTTTTAACTTACTATTTCTGTTCTTTAAAAAATTAATCATTTTATGCAAATGTTCATTTACGCCTTGTGCTTTTTCTAATTCTCTTATAAGGTCATTTATATATTTTCTATTTAATAACATGTTTAAATCCCCCTTTATTTGTATTCCTTAATAATTAGTTCATCTATTACTTGTGACAGTCTTAAAACGTCCTCTGTCAATCCTAGTTGGCAATATAAACTGCTAAGTATTTCTTTTAACTCGTCTAGCATAATATCACCTCTTTAAAATAAACTTATTTGATTGTAAGTAACTTGTGCTTTTATCCATGGTTCATATTCTTCAAATTTACATTTCTTATATATCCTTCCATTAACCCATCTAGCAAAATGTTTTAGCCTTATATCTGGTATTTGGTTATATATCATTACAAACGGATCTACTTTCATACTTGATAGCTTTTTAAATCTATACATATCCTCTTCAAAAGTAGTATTGAATCCAACTAACATAAAACACATATGTTTATATTTCTTAACATGTTTTGAAAGTATTTCTATTCCTTCTAATACTTTATTTTCATGTTCCATTAAATCCCATGCGTAGTGTAAACTTCTAAGATGTTTAACTTGCCCTAACCAATAAGCTTTTTCATCTGTCATAAGTCTTACATCACACCCTTGATTAATGTCAATTATAAGCTTGCGTTCTTTTATTTCTTTTAATTTATCTATGCAATATGGATCAGCTGTAAAGTTATTATCATGAAGTATTAATACATTGCTTTTAGGATTAATTAAATCACCAATCTCAGCTGCATCTCTAAGCTTTCCTTCTTTTTTAGGTACAAAACAAAATCCACAATTTCTCACGCATCCTCTACTTGTAAACCCCATCCCAGCATTTACTATCTCATTAGCTTTTTTTAATTTATGTTCTTTTGTCCCTATACCTTTCATTCTTGATGCTATTTCTTCTGCTGTATAAAGGCCATAATCTGGTTTAGTTTTTTCTATCTCAATAGGTAGTTCTTTTTTTAAATCCCATCCAGTACCACCAATTTCAATTTTGTCCTCATACTTTTCTATAAGCTTATTAACTATCGGCTTAGATCTAGTAAATATAGTACTTGCATATATTTTTTCATATTTCTTATTTTCTTGTACAAATTCTACTTGTTCGCCAAGGTTCTTATAATAATTTGATATTTTCATTAGTGCTAAATTTGGTATTTTACTATCTATATCTATTAATCCTATTGTCATTTACTTCACCTCTTTTCATTTGACTATCATTAGTAAATAAGAATAGGGAACTACACTGGTATTGCATAATCCCCTATTTAGTTGTTATTCATCATACTCAAATATATATGTTCCTGCTACTATATTTGTTTTCCATTTCTTGTTAAGGCTATCTGATACTGCTTGTCTACTTACATATAAATGTTTTTCTGCATCTCTTGTGCTTCTAAAGAATCCTATAACTTCTCCAGTAATTGCATCTTTGGCTACTATAGTTCCTTTTGTTTTACTCTTATGAGCTGTCTTAGCTGCTAAATCATATCTATCTAACCATTCTAAATTACCAGCATAATTATCGTAAACTAATCCATTCTTGTGAAAAGCTGTTACATCATCATAGGTATAAGCTTTATATTTTCTATCTTTTGATTTTCTTATAACTTTATCGTTTGTGTAATATATATCAACAAAGTGATATGCTACTAACCTTGCTACATTGTATTCCTTATATTCGCCTTGAAATTTAACTTTTATGAATTGTTTGTCCTTATTGCATCTTCTTTTATGTACAAAGTATGGTAATAAAAACTTGCCTTCTGGTATGCTTTTATATATTTTTTTAAATCTTCCATAGTTGCTTATTATGAATTGTCCTTCTGAACCTTCTATTGTCTTCCATATCTCATCTTTGAAAATCTCTTTTGAATAAAATTCTTTAAGTTGTTTTTTACTTGTATTTTCATCTATGATGTAATATCTCTTGTTAACTTTTCTATTCTTTGATTTGTAGCTTTGTAATGTTCCTTTTGTTTTGACAAATAATCGGCACATTTTTTCATAAGTGGTTTCAGTTTTTAAGTTATATCTTGGATCATATAAATATAACATCACATCACCCCTATTTAATCCCCAAGTACTCTTTTATTACTGCTATTGCTTCATCACTACCATTACATCTAACTGCTCTATATCCGTACAAATTTAAATTGTCTAACCATTTTTCTTGTTCTTTGGTTAATCTCTTTGTTTTATCTGCTTTTAATTCTATAAATAATCCAAAATATTCTACATGTTCTGTTAGCCCCTTGTAATATTTTGGAACTAATAAACTGATATCCGGAAATCCTTTCTTCATTCCCATTTTTTTAAGTTCTGCTCCAACTCTAGGGCTTCTTTTACCTTCATTGACTGTGTGCATAAGCATGTCTAGTTCTGGATACTTAGCCTTCTGCCATTCTGCCCATTCGAAGATTATCTTTTGATGTGTTGCTTCTAAATTATTTTTCATCTAATCCCCCCAACAATCTATGATAAACCTTATATAGTTCAGCATATTTGTTTTTATTTAGAAGGTCCTTTTCTATTCTATTCTTTTCTAACTCTTTTATCATTTTTTCTAGGTCCTGTAGCATTTGCATATTTCTTATTTGTAATCCTGTTAATTTCATTGCTTCACCTCTTCTATTATTGGATCATAACTCCATACTCTAACTTCATCTTTTATTCTTCCATTTACTAAATTACCGCATTCTCGACACTGACTTACTACACCTAGTCCTTTTACTTTAAGATGTATCATTGTGCCTCCACAGTTTATGCAGCTTTTTTCTTTACCCCCTAGTACCTTTTTCATTAGTTTTTATCCCCTTAACTAATTTTCTTTTTCTCTAACTTTTCCAACTTGCTAATGACTTGTTTTATTGTTAGGCATACACTTGCCCTATGTATGCCTAATCTTCTCGCCGTTTCAGCTTGTGTTAGTCCTTTAATGAATACTAGTTCAATTACACTTCTTTGACGTGCTGTAAGGCAATTTAAATCTATTGTGGCTACATCTATAAATCTATTCTTATTTCGATGTATTGAATTATCTTTTTTATTTTCACCTTCAAGTATTCTTCTTAAGTTTTTTAATGCTGATATTTCTACTCTTGATATATGTGATTGATAGTCATTTAGTAGTACTGCTATTTCTGATTGTGTTTTTCCTTCGAAAAATTTCATCTCTATTACTGTTTTTTCCAATTTTGAAAGTTTTTTCATAGCGTTTAATAGATCTATTTTGGAAATTATTTTGTCCTCTGATATGCTTATATCTCTTATCGTTTCTGAATAGGTAATTTTTCTTTCATTTGGGCATAATTTTATTGGACTATCCATAGGAATTTTGCCCTCCATAAGATGCAACGTCTTTGTAATTTCTTCGATTGTTATGCCCATAATTTCTGATAATTCTTTCAATGTAGGCTCTCTTTGTAGGCTTTCAAATTTCTTTCTAATTTGCTTGATTTGTTTGTATTGGTTGTAATTTCTTCGTGGTATCCTGAAAGGTACATCATCTCTATTGTCTCTAAATTCTTTTAGTATTTTACCCACTATGTTTGTCGTTGCATAAGTTGAAAATTTCACATTTAATGTTGGGTCATAATTTTGTATGGAATATAATAATCCTAGACTTCCAACTTGAATTGCATCATCGTAACTTATTGCTTTACCTTTGAATTTCTTTGCTTGTTTATATACAAGCCCTATATTATCCTCAACAATGCTTGTTACAGCCTCTCTATCTCCCTTTTGAGCCTTTTCAAACAATTCAACAATATTTTTATCGATACTCATAATTACTCCCCCTATGGACCAGGGGAAATCCCCTGGAATATAATTATTTGGCATAAAATCTATAGTTTTCTATATCTGTTCCAAATTCTATTATGTTTCCTTGAGCCATTTCAACTAATCTGCTTGCCACTGCTTCATCCCAACTAACTATTTCATCAATTGACTTTTCTGTACTAATAATTATAGGTTTTTTCTTAAGATATCTTTCATTTACTATTTCAAATATATATTTTAAATCTGCATCTGTTGGCTTTCCTTTTAAAAAGTCATCTAGAAAAAGAACTCTTGGCACTTTGTACTTATCCATTTCTCTTATAAAATTTGTTTCATCCATTACTGACTGTTTAAGATTTATTAACATAGTTGTATATAGTTCATATTTGCAAAGTACATTTTTGCTAATCAAATTAATCATTGTTGCTGCTCCTAAATGTGTTTTACCTACTCCAGGTCTACCTGTAATAATTAAGCTTGAATTTGTATCAAGGAAATTATTGCAATAGTTTATAGCTTTATCTCTCGCCGCTAATTGAGTTTCATTATTCACTTTATAATTTCTAAATGTTTTATTCTTGAACACTTCATCTAATCCACATTTTTTTAATTTTTCTTTGGATTCAAATTTATCTTTACATTTGCACGGCACTGCTTGCCCTAAATCATTAAATGTGTAATGTAAATCCCTACATATAGGGCACTCATATTCTTTTATATCATCTCTTTTAGGGATATTATTAACTCTCTCCATTAATATCTTTTTAAAAGTTTCATTCATCTAATCACCCCATATATTTTCATCTAGGCTATCTAATAATTTATTACTTTCTTCCAATCTTCTTTTAAACTCAGCATCATCACATTGTTTTTGTGTTGCTGGTATAAATTTCTTAGTTTGTGAAATACTTTTAGTAGAAATGTTTTTAACTAAATCTTTTTCCACTGCTTCTATTACCCACCTTTTAATAGTTAAGTAGTGGTTTTTATATTTCTTCCCAGTCTCTTCTATATACTCGTCCAATTTTTCTATAACTAAATTAAATTTATATTCATCCAATTCATTTAGAAGCTTTTCTTTTTCGTTATCTGTTAGTAATACATGGTTATAATTACCATATTTATGCTTTATTTTTTTTTTATCTTTCTCTTTATCTTTATCTTTCTCTTTATCTTTATCTTTCTCTTTCTCTGTCGGACATTGTCCGGACAAAAGAGGGACATTGTCCTCACTTTGTCCTTTTGCTCTTTGAAGTCTTTTCTTTTCTGCCCATTTAGATTCAGAACCTATCATATTTTTAAGTTGAGTTAAATATATTTCTCCATTTTCCAATATTTCAATTAAGCCAGTCCTTTTTAATAATTCCATAGCTACTATTACTGTATCTTGATCTACTCCAGTTATTTTAGATAATGTTTTAACATCATAAGGTATTAACATTTCACCAACTTTTCTAATAAGTCTACCTTCACTATTCATAGCTTTAAGGCATAATTTCAAATAAAAATTGCTATAATATACTCCTTTTTCTTGCTCTTCTATCCAAGATATAACATCTTCCTCAAAGAAATCTTCTTTGAGTTTTATCCAGTAATATTTTTTATCTGACATAGTCACCACTTCCTTAACTCAAGCTGTTTTTATATTCATTTTCATTAAATGTAATTCCATATAAATTTATATCTATATAAGATTGAATATAATAATATAAATTTTCTTGAATATATTGGAATACTAAAGATTTTGTATGTTTGTCACATTCAAGCTGCTTATCAAATATATCTATAAGATTTTCAAAGGTTTTTATTCTATTTTCTGCTTTTCTTAAAGTACTTTTATCTGTAAATTCATACAAATCCATTTTTACCACTTCCTTTGTTTGTTTTCTAATTACAATAAACTAACTTGTCCTTCTATATTACTTTCATCAGTTTCAGTAACTTCATTAAACTCTACATCTTGTATTTCATCATCATCTACAGTTACATCATCAACCTTTGGATCATATTCAATTAAAAGTTGTAATACTTCATCTGCTTCTTCAAATTTAAGATGTTTTAAATCGTATCCATTGCTAGTGCAGAAACACTCTAACTCTTTTATGTCCTTAGGATTATTGAAATCATATAATCCCTTTTGTGATGCCATTGCCATTATCTTATTCTTTTGCTTAGTTGATGCCATGCCTGGAATTATTTCTTTTTCCGGTAATTTTGTATCTATTCCCATTTCAGATGCATCATATAATCCTTGCAAATCTTCCGGAAATGCCTCTCTTAATGCCGTAACCATTGCACATTTTCTAATCATTACACAAGGCATTTGCTTCCATGTTGACTGTCCCTTACTGTATTCTTCCATACTTACTGTTGACTTGATAGGGAACTTCATATCCTTTACATATACTTCAGCCCATCCACCGATTAATTTTTCATTTATACCTTTTAATGCTCCTTCTCTTTCTATCATGTTTCCGTCTTTATCAATCGTTACTATTCCAGCTTTCATGCCTTCAAATCTTGGATTTCTATATGCTCTTTTAACAAATACATCTTTACCGACTACTATATTTGCTGGACTATTACCGAATTTAATAAGATACGCTTCCCTTATAAAAGGATTTAACTTTTGAGCCTTGCATAATTCTATAAACATCATTGTTTCTTGATCTGTTATATTTCCGTTACCACTTACTAAATAATTTTTTACAGTTTCAGCATTTAATACTTGTCCACCTTCTAATGTATAAGTTGCCAGTTGTAATGCATTACTCATTTAAAGTCACCTCCTTTAATACAGAATGTTCATTTTCATCACATATTTGCATCACTAAGTTTTCGTGAACATATTCCCTAGCAAAAGTTTCAACATCAAAAGTTTCAATATCAAATTCTATTTCGTTTACATTTATTACATTTTCTCTAAACACTTTCGTTTCCAATCTATCTCCGTTAAAAACATTGTAAACTCTATCTATTGTCAACATCCCAAATGATGGGTAATATTCAAACACAAAATTTATATCATTTATTTTCACTTCGGTTTTTATTACTGTAGAGGTATGAAAACCGATGCCAATTTCAAAAACTATTTTATTACTCATTAGCTTCACGCTCCTTGATTATTTCATTAATAATAAATTCTTGATTTTGTTCGAAAGAATCTAGTATTGAATCAGGCAAACCCAAATATTCAATTGCTTCTTTATAGTCAGTATCTAATTTTTCTTTCATCTTTTTATATTCATAAATTTCTAAAGTAACCTTACCTAAGCAAAATATAAGTTCATTTATTTCTTTATTATTCATTTATCACACTCTCCTTATTTTTTTCTTGTTTTACAAAATCCCTATATGCTTGCAAATATCCCCTGTCATATATTGTCAAAGGACTGTTATCTATTTCATACTTTTGTATATATTCTTCAAGTTCTTCAATAGGTTTATATCCTTCTAAACATTCCCTTGCTCCATCAATAAAACCCCATGCTTCCTCTGCATTATCATCGTATTTATTGGTGTACATTGCATAAAGTAGTTTATTTTCAAAAGTCGGCTCTTGATTTAAATAACTATCTCTAATTCTCATATTTACACCTCTTTTGTTATTGTGGTATAATTAACTTAATATCAATTTTCATTTTTATAAAATTTGAGGCTTTTATAAGTCTCTTTTTTTATCTACATATTCCCAAATCATTTTCTCTCCTGTTATAGGGTGCTTGCCTGCACTTTTTCTTTTTCCTTTACAACAAGCACTAATATGTGAATGACTTATTTTATATTTTTCTTCTGCTCTTCTTATACAAATAAAAGTTTCATTTGTTGTAGTACAAATTATTTCTTTTGGAGAACCTATATCTTTTATATCCTTTCTTTTACAACTTTTTCTTTTATATCCTAAACGTTCTATCCTAGTGCCATAACTAAGGTTATATTCCTTAGTACACCATTCTAAGTTATTAACATGATTGTTTTCTTTATTTTCATCTTTGTGATTAACTTGAGGATAATTATTTGGATTTGGTATAAATGCTTGGGCTACTAAACGATGTACTCTATAAGTTTTCGCATTTCCGTTTTTATGCAAATCAACCTTTATATATCCTCTTTGAGTTTTTCTCAACTTTAAAAATTTTTTCCTTTTAATGCTATAAACTCTTCCGTAATTACTAACTTTATATATATTTTCATATCCTTTGATATCTCTTAATACTTCTTTCATATAACCTCCTAAAAATAAGCATCTGCTCTATTTTCTCTTTCATCTTCATCTGCTTCCTCAAGGTCCCTTACTTCTTCTTGCATCATTTCATCAATTTCTTGTAATATTTCTTTTAGGTCCTTTATTTCATATGCAACTCTAATTTTAGATGCTCTCCAGTACTCATAATTACAAGCAACTTGTAAATCGTTTGTACTATATCTATCTTTATATAGTTTTATTTGGCTATCACATAGTTCCATGAAACTCTCACATGCTGTAATCTTATTTTGTATGCTTTCTCTAACTTCATCTAATATCCAGTTCATATTAATCCTCCTTATCTTCTAAGTTGTATATCTTTTCTTCAATTTTCTTAATGATTTCTTCTAATTTAATGTTCTTTTCTCTTTCTGCTAGGGCAATTCTCTGCCAGTACTCTATTTGGCTTTGTAAATGTTTAATATAGTCTTGCATTATATAACCCCCTTTAATATTCAAAACTTAATTGACCATTCAATCCTTGTATGGCATACACTAACATCTCACTAGGTTTCCAATTTTCTATATATTTAAGTGCATCATCATAATTTTTTTGGGCAATATTTTTATAACTGTTAACCTTGAATGAAGTTTTTAAATCTCTATAAAATTCTGCAAATAGTTTTTTGCTTAGTTTCTTGTATGCTCCTGTATGTTTTCCACCTAGTAAATATACAGCTCTTGTGCTTATTGCATTTCTTAGATTTTCTGCTAACTCATAGTCTATTGTCATCTTATTTTCTATACCAGTTACTCTTTTTTCTATTTCCTGTTGTTTCTTATCCAACATTAATATTGATCTTAATTCAGTTGATATGCCTTTGTATGGATCTTCTATCATTTCATTAAATTTTTTAACATATCTAGCAGTAAATATTGTCCCCTTTTCACCAGTCATTTTATTTGCTAATATATCACAACCCATTTTAGTACATTCATAACATTTATAAGTTCTATTGTTTCCGGGTACCTTATAACTACTCTCTATGAAGTAATCTGATAGGTGCAATTCTCCACTTTCAGAAATTACTTGGATTATTCCAACGTGTTTAGTACTTCCATCACTTGACTTCTGTCCTTCTAACATTTTTAATACTTCTTTATGTGCCCTTCCCATCATTTCAGCTACTTCATAACTAGGTATTGTTTGTACTGCTTGTCCTTCATTATTTTTTAAAACTTTGTAACTGTTATATAAATCTGACATTTACTATTCCCCCTTATTTATTTTTCTTAATACCATATCTTGAAATTTAAAATATTCTTCCCAATCATTTTCTGCCTCACCTGTTCTTATAAGATTACAATAAATCTTAAGTATCCAAGTTACTGACATTTATTACTCCCCTCCTTTTAATCCATTTGGTCTAGCCAATTTAAAAAAGGTTCAGTTGGAATTCTATAAACTCCACCTATTTTTATTACTTTGAACATATCTCCAGTAGCCAGTGCTTGTCTTACTAAGTTGTAAGCTGTTTTTTGAGATATTTGTAATATGCTTTGAATTTCCTTGACAGTAAGGGCTTTCTTATTGTATTTCATTTTTTTATCCCCCTTGTTTAATCAATATATTTCCATACCATCTTTTTTCCTGTAATTGGATGTTTACCTGCGGATTTTCTATCTCCCCTACAACATGCACTAATCCCAGAAGTTTTTATATTATACTTTTCTTCTACTTCTTCTATATAACTAAATATCTCTCCAGTAGTTATACATAATATTTTTCTAGCTCTCGGATTTTTATTTCCTTTTATTGATTTACTTATATTTTTTTTATGTTTTTCTGATAATTTTTTGTTCTTTATTTTTTCACTTGATTTTAATGATTTACTCAAATTCTTGTTGTGATTTTTATAGTTACAGTTATATCTATGGGTACACCATTCTAAATTATTTGCTAAATTATTAAGTTTATTTTCATCTTTATGATTAATGCAAGGATAATTATTAGGATTTTTTATAAATACCATTGCAACCAATCTATGAACTAAAAAAATTTTTCTTTGATTTTCTTTGCTAAGAGATACTATTTTATAACCTGAGCCACTAATTCCTTGACTCAAAATTTTAATTTTATTAAACTTTAGACTCTTAACTCTACCTAGATTAGAAACTTGATATAATCCTTCATAACCTTCTATATCTTTCCATATTTCTATATTAACCACACTCCCTTAACAGTTAAAACTTTCTTCATATTCCATCATCCCCCTAATGTTTTTGTTAACTTAATATGTTATGCTTCTTTATGAAGCACTTTTGGATAAAAAAATAAGTCATCCATTGTTATTTGTGGTTCATATTGCTTGAAAAATATTGTTATTGAAACCATTTCGCTTCTTGTGAATTCAGCTCTGACATTATTTTCTTTATTGCAATATGTCGGCAATTTTATATTTAATAAATCAGCTAATACCCTTTGAGGTATTTTGTATTTTGCTCTAAATCCAGCAACATTGTTTGGCATTTATATAACCTCCTTTAATTTGTTCTAGCTTCATATTGAAGTTTATACTTATATATTAATGCTTCATATTGAAGTTGTCAATATTATTTTTAATTTTTTTCGAAAAAATATTCATATTGAAGCTATAACTTTCATATAATTATTAATTATGGTATATTTGAAGTAATGGGAGGTGTTGATATGACTAGCTTTGGTGATAGGCTTCAATTTTTAATAAAAAGTAATGGTATTACTCAAAAAGACTTAGCTGATACATTAAATGTAAAGCGTGGATCTGTTTCAAACTGGGTAACAAATAGGAGGTTTCCTGATGCCGAGACATTAATAAAAATAGCTGACTACTTTCATGTAACAATAGATTTTCTATTAAGAGGGGATGATGAATATTTAAATAAAGAATATGATGAAATAAGTAGTTTATATAAAAAGTATTCGGATTTAAGTGAAGATAATAAAGAATTAATTGATACTATGATTCAAACTATGATAAAAAAAAGAAAAGACAAATAAATTACTTTACTTGTCTTAGTTCATTAATTTTATCAATTATTTTTTTATAATCATCTTTGTTTTCTTTTTTTATCTTTAATACTTTTTTAATAAACTCTTCTTTTTTCATCGCATCTCCCCCTTTTTCTAATAAAATTGTAGCATAAAAAATATCGCTGTCAGCGATATTTACGACCTGATTTGACATTTTAAGCGTAAATATAAATGACATTTGAGAGGAAAAATAATGATAAAAGAAGCAAGAAAAAAACAAAGATTAACACAAAAGGAATTAGCTATAAAATGCGATTTATCTCAGAGTTTTTTGAGTGAATTAGAAAGCAAGCATAAAAAAAAGAATGTGACAATTAAGCAGATAATAAATATTTCAAATAAATTGAAAATAAGTCCTTATGAACTTAGTGATTGGCTTATAGATAAAGAATTGAATAAAGTTGAATTTTCAGAAGAACTAGGAGTGTTCAAGATTGGATAATATAAAAAGCACATTTATTCGTAAGAGAGGTAACAATTATAATGTTATAGTTGAATACTATGATGAAAAAGGGAAACTAAAACAAAAAAGTGTTGGCAAATATGATTCTAAAAAGGAAGCAGATAAACATCTTGTTGATCTAAAAAGTTCTATTAATAAAAACAGCTTTGTGATAAGTAAAGATATAACATTAGTAGATAGATGTTATAAATTTTTAGAAGATAATACTAATAATTTATCCCCATATACTATCAAGAAAAGAAAAAGCATCATAAAGGTATCTATAGAGCCTTTTTTTACAAATACTAAATTAAATGATGTGACTGTATATCAATTACAGCAATGGGTAAATAAAATATATAAAGAACACGGGGGAAGTAGTGCAGAAGCTAGATATGCTTCTCTTAGAGTAGTTTTAAGAGATGCTTATCGTTTTAGAGAAACAAATGAAAATATAACAGATTTTATAAAAGTTCCTAAAAAAAACATCAAGGTTAAGGCTACCAGTTGGACTAAAGAAGAAGCATTAAAAGCTATTAAATGCGTAGAAAATAAAGCGTTAGAATTACCTTTATTATTAATGTTACTCGCAGGCCTTAGAAAAGGTGAAGCTATGGCATTAAGTTGGGATGATGTTGATTTCAAAAAAAATACTATTTTTGTTAATAAAAGTATTTATGAGCTTGAGGGAAACTCTTATTTTAAAGATCCTAAAACAGAGAATTCTAAAAGAATAATAACTGTACCTAATTATTTAATTGAAAAAATGATAAAAGAGAAAGAAAGGCAAAGTAGACTAATAAATGATGGTGTTTTATTTAATCAGTATAATTTAGTATGCTTAAATACAAGATTGGAAATGTGGAAAATGAATACATTATTTCATCAATTTGCTAGATTTTGCAATAGATATGATTTAAGAAGAATTAGAATGTATGATTTAAGACATTCATCTGCTACTTTATCAATTGCAGCTGGCACAGATATAAAAACAGTATCAACTAGGCTAGGTCATTCAGATATAAGAACCACATTAAATATATATACTCATACACTTGATGAAATGGATAAAAAAGCAAGTGATAATTTGGAAGATATGCTATTTAAAAAGTAATGTCAGTTGTCAGTTTGATTGTCAGTTGTCAGCGTATTGTCAGTCTTAAATATAGTAAAAATTACCATTAGTTACAAGTGCAAGTACTAAAAATACTTGCACTTGCCATTCAATACCAAAGTTTGCAATGGTCTTTGTCACATTGTATATGTGATTAACTACACTTATCAAGTGAAGTTATATTCAATAACACAACCATGAATACATTTAAAATGTCAGTAAAAAGTCAGTTATTATATTTTATCCACAATTTTATCCACAGGCAATCATAGCAGTTAGGAATTAAATGTTAAATATGTGTTAAATATGAAAGGACATGCAATTTTTAACCAATGATTTGCATACACTATATCAAGTGTATTTGATAAGTGAAACGTTCTAAACTTGTTTAGATATTTAATACACGGTTTATGATATGGTTAGTGTTTATGGGGTAGTATGTGCTTGTGCATAAGCTACCCCATTTTAATATTCATCTAATATTTTTTGTTTGAATTCTTCTATCTTTTCTTTATCATCTTTTATTTCATTTATTTTATTCCTTATATCTCTAATAAGATTTGTTTTGTTGCATATATTATTTTCAACCATATCATCTATACCAGAATTGGAAAGTATGTCTATTATATGGCAATTCTTATTTTGTCCTATTCTATATATCCTATCTTCTGACTGCTTCCTTTTAGCATATTCAAAAGTAGAATTATAATATATCATATAATTAGCTTCTTGTAGATTTAGTCCTACATTTCCTATATTTATGTTAGCTACTAATACATTTATGTCACTTGATGCCTTAAAATCGTTTATATTCAATTCTCGCTGGCTTTGAGATACTTCACCATTAATGCATACATACTTAATATCATTCTCATTTAATTTTTCTGATAATAATTCGAGATCACTATTATATCTGTGCCAGATAATACACTTTGAATTAGAAGGAATATTTGATAACTGAGTAATTGTTTCTATTGCCCTTTCATATCCCTTGTATTGCAAGCGAGTTATAATCTCTCTTCCATGGTATATGGGTGGGTCTAATTCTATATCTATATATCCGCTAGCAACTCTATACAATGCATTAATCATATTAAGTATGCATTCTCCGTTGAAATTATCATAACTAATTTGGTTAACATAGTAATTCTTGATTGTTTGATATATTCCATATTGCTTACTATCAAAATCAAAATATCTATTGGTATAGGTTTTGGGAGGAAGATCCAAGCATTCCTTTTTAGTTATTTGATAGATATAAGGATTAATCTTCTTTGTTATATAATCCGTATTATGCGTATTAATTATTTGCCCTGGATATTTTTCAGAATACTCTAAATGATTAGCAGCAAAAGCATAGAATGAATTATATCCTAAAATTTTTGGATGAAGAAAGTAAAATTGAGTAAATAGGTCCCATATGCCTTGTGTAACTGGTGTGCCTGTAAGTATCGCTCTATATTCTGCTATTTGCCCTAAATCAAGTAGTCTTCGTGTTCTGATTGCTTTGTGGTTCTTTATCATGTGACTTTCGTCTATTATCAATAATGAATGAGAATATTTTTCTATTAAATTTCTAGTTTTTATATAGAATTTGTTTGATTGGCTTATAGTTTCAGTTCCTATTATTACTATTAATTCATCTTTTATTTTTTCAATATAATTGGATGAAAATATAGAATGCTTAAATATATCCTCTCTAAGGTTTTTCTTAGTACTGCAAGGACATATCCAAAACACCTTATTTATTTTTCCTTGATTAATCTTTAACTGGATATATTCAAGCATTGTTCTAGTTTTGCCTGTACCCATATCCATAAACAAGGCACATGCTTTAAGTTTTTTAATTTTATTAAAGGCTTTTTCTTGATGTTCAAACATATTAGTCTTCAAATAATTCATCTATAACACCCACTTCTATTTCTTTTAATCCAACTATTTCTAAAAAGTTTTCGAATATAATTTCACCTTTTAAATATCTCTTGATAGAAGACACTTTATGGATATCGGATATATCACATATTTTAGTTAATTTCCCTTCTAAAACGATATAATATCCACTTTCTCCATATTCACTATTTCTATATCTAATATCTAATACGTCGTTTTCTTTTGCATTATAACAGCCTTCAATAAGTAAATTTTTTCCATACTCTGTTTCTTCTAACTTTTTAAATTTTCTTTGCAGTTTCTCATCATAGTAACATCTAGCTACATACCCTCTATTTCTAAATGTACATTCAGTTTTAAAATAAAATTTATATTCATTTAAGCATACTTCTTCTACTTCTTTTTTAACTTCTTTAAGTTCCTTTATCCTATTATCTAGTTCAACTTTTATACTAGTCGCCAATTGTCTAAGTTCTTCTGTTGTCATTGTTTTTAGATCTTGCATAATATACCCCCTTATCAGTTAATTTCATCTTTGTTCCATTAACTTCTATATAACCTAACTTCGTTAATTCTTTTAAGAAGAAAAGGAGATTGCTGCTTTCAATCTCCCCTTCATTATCTAGTATCATACATAGTAATTTACTTGTTTTCATAATATTTCTTTTCAAATTCCTCCCAAGATTTGCTAAACTCGTGATTTTGGAAAGCTTCTTTTAACCCTGTAATTTGTTTTAATTTAATTACCTCATCTAATTCCATACCTATTTTTTTGCATATTTCTTCATCTGTCCATCCAGCTTTTGCAAGGTCGATTACTATTTCACTCATAGAACGTATTTGATGTGTCCCTCTAGCTCTATTATGTCTTATTGTACTTCCTATACGCTCATCTAATGGTTTGTCTAATACAACTATAGGCAAATATCCATGTATACGTTTATTTATATCCTTATATTCCTTCCCTACTCTATTTCTATGAAATCCGTCTACAACCTCATATTCTCCGTTATCAAGTTTATAAGCTACTATTGGCTGAGTATAACCATCTAGTTTTATAGATGTATGAAGTAATTTCATTTCAGTTGAGGCCACACGGTTTGGATTGTATTCATTAGCTTTTACCTTATCCATTGGTATCCATCTTACACAGTCAACAGGCTCTTCAAATGGCGATATATCAGATAGATTAGCTCTAATAGTATTCATTGTACTCACCTTTTCATCTAAGTTGTCTATATTATTGAATTCTCTTTTAAGCTCTAATAACAATTCAACTATTCTAGTATTCATATTAATCCACTCCTTTATTTAATTCATTTGCTATTTGCTTTAGATGCTTATCATTTGTTGCATCTGCATCTAATAAGTCAGCATATTTTTTCTTAAGTTCAAACATTCTTTCTACATCACCTTTTGTTTGTCCAAAAGATAATCTTTTCATCCAAAAGTCATTCCTTTCAATTGCTCTAGCAATTCTCCTCCATGAAGCTACCTTCTTAGCTGTTTCGAGTTTACTATCTTCTTCATCTTTTATGTCTTCAACTCTTATACCTTCTTCTTTTTCGTACCAATCTAAGAAAGTTCTTATTTTTTTATGATAATGGTCCCTTAATTCTGGTGCATATAATCCTATAGTTTCTAATAGCCATACTGCATATTGTTCCCAAGTCATATTAGATGGCTTTTCACTTTTTATATTCCCTAATAGAGAAGTTCTTGCATATATATTACCAAAGTTAACTCCATGTACCCTATTAAGGACCTTTTCCCATGTTTCATATTCAAGCGCTTTAAATTGATCTAGCCCATTTCTTTGGTCATCTCCATAAGGTTGGCATAATCTTTGTTCATGTATGCTAACTCCATTCTTGTACATTAGTTCATATATTTCGTTAAACTTTAAGTCAAGCTTTGCAACCGCTCCCCAATCATCCTCAGTTCTCCAGTCATAAATCGGATAAAAATTATACACGTTTTGTAGATGCTTGAATTTAACTTGTGTTGTCCAAGGCTTGTCTTCATAACGAACTTTTTTGTTGCTTATAATTGTGCTAAAACGGTTAAGACTCTCATCACTTCTTATTCCTATTCCTGCCCCAGTAATTCCACCATGTTTTTCATTAAACCATTGAGCAAAATATAATATAAACTCCTCAAATTCCATGCCACGCTCAAACCAAGTCCATTCTTCTGGGTAATTATCTTCATTAACAATATACTTTTTATATTTGCCTGTTGGCATTTGTCTTACCCATTTGCTTTTGTCCTTCTTGTCCCAGCATATCCACTTAGGCTGAATAACCGATACTGCATTTCTTAAACTAAGAGGTAATGCACACCAATACCAATCTTCTATTACATCTTCGCATTCATCTATTAATACTTTAACATGGTCTATTGTTGCTCTGTATTGTGCTTCTAAATCTATATACAATACAGAAAATTTCTTATTCATTTTTCTTGCAACTTTTGCTGCTAATTGAACCATTATCGAACTATCTTTTCCGCCACTTACAGAAAAATATAGATTATCAAATTCAGTAAATGCATATTCTAATCTTTCAAGTGCTGCATCTAGTACATTTTGTTCTTTATAGATTTTCAATTAATTCACTTCCTTATAAATATTAATTCCTATATATATATATAAGATGTAATTAGTATCGCCTTCTGGCAACTTAAACTGTGTCTTCATCATAATATCTGATATTTCTTCCAATATATTTTCGCATCCTAGGTCATATTGAATTATTAATTTCATCAACTTTGTAAATATACGTTTCATAATATAATCTGCATTATTATTACAATCATTGTTTGTAGCATCAATTAAAATATTTTCAAACGGCTCAAATTGATTTTCAGTCAGATTATCTCTAACATTTTCTATTAATGCTCCCAACTTAAATAATCCTACTTTACTTTCGCTATTGAAAAACTCTTTGTGCTTTTCAATGTAACTATTGATTTCCATAATAAAATCTCCTCTCTTGTTTATACCATAAAATCTATCTAAGGCGTCTTGGTTAAATACCCAAGTTTTACCATATTTTGCACAATCTGTTCCCTCTATAAATTTACCACGTTCAATAAGAGTACGTAATGTACTCCCATGTTTTTTATATTGCTTTGATGCATTTTGAAGGCTTATGAGCCTGTTAAATCTATTTCTCATTGATTCATCCTCCTCTAACCTATAGATTTGCTTTTTGTTATCTCGGAAGCATAACCGACCGTAACCTAGTAAGCATTGTAGTTGCGTACACTGTTTAAGTAGCAAGCTTTAGCAACTTTTGCTGCATATAAGCTACGGCTTATATGCACACCAAAAGTTTGGTTTACTAACTTAACAGCTTGGTTAAGGCTTAACAACCCGTTGCTTACAGCATAATGTAAACATGGATATAAAGTTACTATAGCCCACTTGTTGCTTTGAGCTACAACCTTAGCGCCGTTAACTACAAAAGTGTTGTTAGTCATTTTGTGTCACCTCCTATATAATCGTATTACATCAATCTAATATCATGAATTTCCTGTAACTCCTCTAGTTCTTGATATAGAGCTATTACTTCATCCTTGCTTAATTCATTAGGCACATCAATTTGGTATGCCTTATCAAAATCATCAACCCAAATCATAAATTCAGTTGGTGGAGTATACATTAATGGTTTTCCTTCTAATAGCATCAAGAAGAATCTAGTTTTCTCTTGTAATAGTGACCCTATGTATCCTAACTCGCTAATGGCCTCATTCTCTAAGATAATTGTTTCAGAGTCACTATTTATAATACCTTCTAAATAAGTTCTCAAGTCAAAATCTTTAATTCTCATACTATTTATCCTCCTTTTATGTAAGGATTGATAATCCTTACATATTTTTTTCTATTGCTTGTAGTCTTTCGACTGCAAGTTCAAAAGCTTCTTCAGATAGACTGTTCAAGCTCACTTCTACTTTTTCATTTTTTTGGTATACATAACTACTTCCACACTCTAGGTGACAATAATTCCATGTAGTGGTAATTTCATAACTAACATCATCAGCTATTGGATTCAATGCTTCTTCTATAGCTTTTCTTAGTTCTTCAGGTACACAACCTTGAAGAACGTTTGTTTTTGTAAATACAAAAGACCCACTGAATTTTGTATAGTAGCTTAAGTCTTCTATGCATTGAGCTCTTAAGTCTAATTCCATACTTTCTTCATATTGACTGTGCATCATGTGTAATATCATATTGAAAGTATTTACATCTTGTTGACCTTTCCAGCTAGTGATAAAACCTAAGTGAAAAGTCATTTTTTGAGTTTCTCTCTCTTTTTCCCAGTTCATTTTAGCACGATTATATCTTCTACTATCTTTTTCGAAATACTCTTCTGCATGTGCTGGATAAAATAATACACATGCTATAGAGTTGTATAATTGTTGTGCTTGTTGTTCTTCATCGATTGAGTAACTCACTTCTTCTAACATGTCGAATATTTCTTTTGTAAAACCTTTCATACTTATTGGTGCATACTCCATAATTTTTATTTCTTTTTCATTCATTTTTCATTTCCCCTTTTCATTTTATTTATTTCATATCTGCCAATCTCATTATTGTCCAAGCTATGTAGCTTTCTTTTTCATTTTGTATATCATTGTGATGTTGTTCATAATCTACTAGATGTGCTTTAGTTTTTGCTATCTCTTTTTCTATAGCTTCATCACTAGAAAACATTTTGTATCCTCTTAAAGAGGCTATTATTTTTGAAGCTTTTTCTTGTTTTTCTATTACTTCAAAGGCTTCTTCTATACTACTAAAATCATCTTCTATGTCATCTTGTAAGCTTTCTGATATTTCTATTTCGTTTGCTAAATCTTTTATAAAGTCTAAATATTTTACAAATCTGCCTCTTAAGTCTTCTGCCCATTTTATTTGTTTTTCAGTTCCTTTAAGTTCTATCATTTCTTTTCCTCCCTTTTCTTGAGATAAGAAAGATAAACATAAACCTAATTGAGTTTTATAATCAACATCCTCATATTTATCTACTATTTGTCTTGTTAATTCATGTGCCTCTTTCATTAAATTTCTTTTCATCTTCCTTACCTCCTTTATATCTTTTATTAATTATATAATAGTTGATATCAACTACAATGTCAATTATATTTATTAATTTTTATTAAAAAAGTTTTCGACATAAAAAGACTCCCTAAGAAGGAAGTCTTGCAATAAAGCTGGAATATCCAGTATCTTCATTTTTAATTAAACATAAAGCGTTGTATCTATCTAATTCAGCTAAATCAATTTCACTATATCCATCTTTTTCAAAGTAAGTAGATAATTCTTTAAATGCTTTTACATCACATCCTTGCAATAATAAATAACTAGATCCAGATGCCAATACACTATTTTTGCACTTAGGAGTTAACTGATCTAAATAATGTAAAGCTAAAGTAGGAGTTAATTGAAATTTTCTACATTCTACCAATATGTTTTGCATAAGTAGTTGGCAGTTGTAACATTGATGTATCTCATCAAAGAATAATTCTGTATGTGTACTACAATCTATTTGCTTACTAATCCAAACTTTATTTAAAAAGTATGTGGCAATTACATTTCTAATCATTCTGCTTTTAAAATACTGTTCAGGTATTTTTATCAGAATTACTTTATTCTGCTTCATAACTTCTACAAAATTAATATTATTATCAGCTTCTTTATTAAATGCTAGTTTTGTATATAAATTAGTTTTTAACCAGCTAACACGGTCCAGAATTCCATCTATCTTACTATCATAATTCTCTACTCTACC